GGCCAGGTCTTTGAGGCGGTCCTTCTCTCGCTCCTGACTTTCAGCGAGTTCTCGGTTGACCGCTCGCTTCGTCACCAGCGCTCGGACTTCAGCGGCCGAGAGTCCTTCCGTTGCCAGCTGCAGCGCGTACGCAGCGTCTTCCCCGCGAGTCAGCCTCTCGTATTCGATCGCCATCTCCTGATTCAGGTCCGCGACTCGCTCCTTCAGCTGCTGGTTGGTGCGCTGCGCCTCCTCACGTGCCTCCCTCGATCTGCGCGCGGCCTCCGTCAGGTCCCACTCCGCGAGCGCCGCTGCCTCCTGTGAGTCGGTCAGGTCGCGTGTCGAGAGCGAGTACTGGAACGCTGCCCGTTCTCCGCCCTCGAACTCCGCGCGCTGCTCGCGGAGGCCCTCGATGATCTTGTTGAACGCGTCCGAACTCTCCTCACCGTATCGGTCGAGCGCCGTCGACGCGCCCGACAGGAGTCCCTGCTGCATCTCGAGTACGCGGTTCAGCTGCGAGATCGCGTCGTCCAGAGCCTCGGTGGACGCGATGGCGGCCTGGTCCTCCGGGTTAAGGCGAACCTGCGGCAGGCGGGTGGCGATGCTGGCGCCGATTGACGGGAGGATCGCACGTGCGGCAACACCGGCCGTAGAGGGCTTTCCTTTCTCCGCAGCCTGGCGCTGCAGCTCGAGCATTTTGATCTGGGCTCGGGTCTGTTCCACGGCGAGGGCCGCGGCGGTCTTCGCGGCGGTCACTTGTTCGCGTGAGAGGTTGGAATACGCTGTCCGGAGCTGGTCCGCGGCCTCGCTTGCGTCAGTCATGCTCGCGGCACTGTCATCCGTCGGCTTCCGCAACGCCATGAATCCGATCGCGAGCGCCGTGAGCGCAATGCCCCACGGACCGGTCAGGAAAGCCATCGCCCGGCTCATGAGCGCGGATGACGCGGCCATGGCTCGCTGCGCAATGGACGCGCGCGCGCTGGCAGCCGCCAAGGCGGTTACGCGGGCCTCCGCGACGCCGGCGGCGGCAGCAACGCTCATCGTCGCACCTGACAGCGCGGCATTGATGCGAGCCTGCTGCTGCCCCAGCACTGCCAGCTCCCCCGTCGCCGCAGATACTGCCTGCGTCGCCTGCGCACGTCGCAGTAGCTCCCGCTCGACCGCAGCATGTCCGAGCGGACGCAGGTTCTCGATTGGGACCGCGCGAGAGAGGAAAGCCTGGTTGCGCTGGAGGGCGGCTACCGTCTCCTGCCGCGACAGCTCGATCGCGGCACGAGTGACCTGCAGCTCCCTGACCTTGGCCGCGGCCTCTACCTCCGACGCGCGCGCGGCGTCAAGCGATGCGGCAGCCTGAGCGCGCTCGGCCAGTGCGAGCGCATGCGAGTGCCGCGCGGACTGGATCTTCGCGGCGCCGGCAGCTCCCAGTGAAACCAGGAATCGTCCGGTGAGCGCAGCTGCGGCGATCCCGATGGCGCCCACCAGTGCGCGCATGTTATCGGCGATGGATCCAATGCCGGCCGCAAGCGCCGCCGTGGCTCCCGATGATCGGTCGATCTCGCCGATCTGCCTCATAATGCTGTTGCGGACTTGCGTGAGGGCCTGCCCGACGGTCCTGGGCATGTCGGCAAATTCACGCTCGATCGCGGTGGATTGGCCGAGCAGCGCTTGGAATACTTCCTCTGCGGTGAGTTTCCCTTGCTCGCCCAAGGCGCGCAGCTCACCCACGGTTACGCCCATGCCGGTGGCGATAGCTTCTGCGAGGCGCGGCGCCTGCTCGAGGACGCTGTTGAGCTCTTCCCCGCGGAGGACGCCGCTTCCGAACGCCTGATTGAGCTGGATGAGGGCGGCGCGCGCAGATTCGGTCGAAGCACCGGACACGGCCATCGATTGACTGATGGCGCGCGTAACGGTCAGCATCTGGCTCTGGGAGGCGTTCAGGCCGTCTGCATTGCGAGCCATCCGCGCATAGATGTCCGCCGTCTGGTCAAATGGAGTGCGGGCTTCCTGCGCAATGCGGAAAAGCTCGGATTGGACGGTGCGCAGCTCGGTGGTCGAACCTGAAACGAGCTTGAGGCGGCCCTCGACCAGCTTCCAGGTGTCTGCGTACTGCGTGAGCTCGCGAATCCCGACTGCGAGACCCACGCTGGCCAGGGCGGTCGTGACGGTGGACGCTGTCCGGCGCAACGACTGAAAGCGGCTCTCTGCGGCCGCCATCTTGACGCGATGCTCGGTGTCATTGACCCCGAGCGTTGCCCATAGCCGTGCAATTTCTCCGGACATCGACCCCCTACTTCCTGTGCGCTGTCCTGGCGACCATCATGTCCATCGCCTTGATCATCTCGTCTTCCGTCATGGGCTTCGGCGGCGGCTTATGCTCGGTGAACACGTCTGTCCAGTCCCACGCCTTCGGATACTTCGTGGTGTCCCGGTTCACGTTGTAGATCGCCACCGCAATCGTGCCGGCTCGGCGATCGAGCATCTTCTCCCGCGCGCGGTGCCGGTCCCACAGGCGGACGAAGAGCGGCATGGTGAGGGACCAGAACAGATCCGCAGGTATGCCCATGTCGATCACACCCGCCGCCCAGAGCATGTCGAGGTCTACTTCTTCGCGCGCCCTGCTCCCTTGCGCGCGCCTGCTTTTCCCCGGGACACAGCTCCGGGCACCGATGTCTCGACCTTCTGCATGTCCTGCTGCTGCCCTGCGATCAGGTCGAAGAGCGCGATCTGGATGGAGGGAATCGCAGACAGCTCGATCATCTCCTCCATCTGCGTCGGGTCGAGGTCTTCCCGGTCCCCGTTCACCAGCGCGCACCACACGATGATGCCCAGCGATTCGAACGGGTCTGACGACGCATCCGGCCCCGCCTGGAGCACCTGTTCGAGGCTGACGTCCTGTTCGCGCATGCGGCGCAACGCGCCGAGCGTGAGAGCGATCCGGCGCGGACGATCGAGGTTGATCGTCCGCGTGCTGACGTTCTCCATCGTCATGCGATCGCGCCCTTCGTGACAGCGCCGCTCACCCGGATGCTGCCGGTGAACGTGTAGAGCTGCTGGGGGCCGGGAGCGGTCGGCCGGAACCGCTTGACCCATCCAGTGAACAGGTACTCCACGTCCTGCCGCGTGAACTGGATCTTCATGTTCCGAACAGGTGCGTCTGCGTCGTTCGCGTCTGCGAATGCGAGAGCCTGACCCGCGTCGCCCTCGTTCAGGTTCCCTGCAAACTCGAACTCGCCGTTGTCCGGCAGCGTGGGCAGGGACTCCACCGCTTCGCTGTCGAAGTCCGTCGAATCCACTTCGCCCTTTTCCGGACCCGGAACTCCGATCGACGTGAGGTTACCAACCGCGACAAACTCGGCCGGGTCCTCGTCATTCTCGATCAGCAGCTTGGTTCCGAGCGCAATTGCCTTTGCCATTTCAGTCCTCCGTTGGAGTTTCGGTTACGAACAGCCGCACATTGCAGCTCGTTTCCTCCCCGGGCTCCTTTGTTGGATACCAGGTCGGGCGGGTCACCACGCTGATCGCTTCGAGAGTGTATGCGTGGGATACGGGTTCGCCGGTGGGGTCCTCCCACTGCAGGGTCTGCCCATCGGCCGCGAGGAGCAGTTCAAGCGCGGTGCGGCATGCTTTCTCAGCATCGACAGCATTGGGCGCACGACTCCGGAGCTGCACGCGCGCGCCGTACGTATCGGTGTTGAGCTCAGCGTTCGCGTCGGACTCGGTGTGCACTGACACCTTCGCGGGGCCGGTCGTCGCGAAATCGCCCAGCGCATCCACGCCGACCCACGCGACGCCGGCGTCGGCCAGATACTGCTGAATCGCGATCGCGAGCATCAGCGGACCGCTCGCTTTCCGGAGTCGCGAAGGTGCCGGATGTAACGCTGGCGGTTCTCCTCGAGCGGGCGCTCGAGGAACTTCGCTTCGCCACCCTTCGGGTGCGCGTAGTCGGTCCGCTCATGCTGCGCGACAGCATAGACCTTGTTGAAGGCGACGATTCCGGTCGTGGAGTCCGATCCTGCGCCGCCGGTGACGCCTTCGTTCCCGATCGCCTCGCGATCGAAGTCTCTACCATCGGCGATTCGCTGGCCACCGAAGTGCGCGGTGCCTGACCCGCGGAGGTTGCCTTCGTCGACTGGTGCTCGGGCTACCGAAAGGCCCAACAGATCCAGCGTGATGTCTTTCAGCCCCTGCGATACACCAGCGCGCATCTCGGCCGCTACCTGGGCATACCGGTCGGTCGCCTGGACGAGGTTACGACCGGCCATATGCCGTCCTCCAGAGGACGTTGCCGTAGTCATCCTGCGCCTCCGCCACCTTCAGGATCTCTGCGCCATCGATCACGTCCTGCGGGCTCACTTCATGTTCGGGCAGTACCGTGAACTGGACATCCGACGTCAGGTCGCCACCTATGTCCTGGATTGACCGGGATTTCCTCGCTGGAATCGAAACCGGGTCACCGTACTGACGGAACCCTGGGATCTTCGATTCTCCCAGGGACCGCTTCCACGAGACCGTGTCGCGCATTTCGTCGTACATCAGGCGACCGCCTTGATGCGGAAAGATTCGGGCAGGTAACCGCTGCGGCGCATCGAGTATGACTGGAGCTGGTCGCGGTTCTCGCGCACGATGCGCGCGAGCTCAGAAGCATCCAGGCCGACAAACGCCTCCGGGATCCTCGTGCGCCCCTCGATCTCTCCACGCTCCTGCAGGAAAGCGATGACCGCAGGCGCCTCGCGGTGCACGCAGTTCGGGTGCATCGGACACCCGCCGTTCGGTACATCCCCGATCCACGAGAAATCCGGATCCCCCTGCTCGAGCGCGTAGATCCGCCCCTCAAACGGGGTGCAGATGCACGGCTCGTGTGCATGGGATGTGATCTGCACATGACGCACGCCGTTCACGACCGTCATCACCCTCGTGCCGGCGGTGCTGGCCCGAGCGAGCTCAGTCCGGGCATGCATTTCCGCCCACGTCTCTACTGGGAAAAACCTGCCGTTGATCTCCACATGCGTGAAGTCAGCCGGCTTGGATGCCGGGAGGGGAACGCTCGCGGCCTTTCGGAGCGCGGTGGCAAGCTGCTTCGACACCGTGCGGCGCGGCAGGCCACCGATGATGCCCTGCGCGATCTCGGGTCCGAAGCCAGACTGCTCCAGGACGACGCGCACTGTGCGCAGCACGTTCGCCTGCATCTTGATGACGATCTGAGTGCTATTCGTGAGGAAACGGTCGATGAGCGCGTCGACCGCCCGCACGTGGATCGTGGGCGCACCGGCCGTCACCGCCACCATCTGCACCTGGAGATCCCGGACTGCGAGGCCGGCGCCGAACTGGTAAGTCGGCGGGATGCTGACCCGGGCCCAGTCGACCACGGTGCCGGTCATCGATCCGGTTCGAATGGAGATCAGCGAGTCAATGATGCGCTGCGCCTCCGCGATGCGTGCCTTCAGGTACGCCCGGCGGTATGTGTTCGCGCGCATCTGTCTCTCGAGCTGACGCAGCTCCTTCGCCGCCACGCGGAACAGCTCCGCCAAGGCTTCCACGCGCTCCATGGCCGCGCGATCAAGTGCAGTGCCTGGGGGGATTGTAGACATGGCCTAGCAGCGCTCGAGCTTCGTGGTCGACGGCGGTGCACCGACGGCGTCGACATCCACGTAGTCTCCGAGCATGGTCCCGATAATCGCCGGGAAGTCGAACTTCGTTGAGGCCGTCGCATAGCGGACGGCATGAGAGTCGGGGGAGGTCTGCTTCGATGCCACCTGCTCGAGCTGGACGAGGAACGACGGCCATGCGGCGATCATCGCGTCCGCGAGCACGGAGTCACAGTCTGAAGATTGATCCAGGATGCAGTAGGTCGAGCGCAACGCGCGCTCCAGGATGCGGAGCTTCGTCTCGATTTCCGTAGCGCTCATCCCGCGCGTGGAGCGCGGATATGCCGCGGTGAGGTCATCGGATGCCACCGGCTCGGTCAGCGTGATTGTCTGCGCCATGTGGCCTCGCTACTGGGAAGTGAAAAGGGGGCTCGCCCCCCCATCGCCGGGCTGGTTACCGGGAGTTCATCGTAATCCCCGGCCGCAGCTACGCGTCCGGAGTGCCCTTCTTCTCAGCAATCCTCTCCACATCCGCGACCGTGAAGCCGTTCTCGCTTTCCTTGCGCTGATGCTTGAAGGTCTCGGCCGTGAGGTTCTCCTCCTGCGCCCGCAGGCGGGCCTGGGGGGAGGCGAACTGCATGCCGTCCAGCGGATCGCCACCGTCATCCGTACCGTTGCCGGCGCCGTCATCCGCGCCGCTTCCGCCGGCGTCGTTCGGGGACGCCGTACGACCCGTCGCGCGCTTCGCAACCGGTCCCTTCACCGGCGCGGCCGCCTTCACTGCCGTACCCATGCGCTTGGCCTCGTCCGCGTCGAGCTCGATCGATTCTCCGGGCAAGTAGAGCTTGCCGCCCATCTTGATCCGCGTGACCGCGGTGTACGCCGTCTTGCCTGCCATGATCACCATCCTTGAGGGGCTCGGCGCAGCGGGCGGGCCACGCCAAGCGTTCGGGTTCAGGGTTACGCCAGCACCACGGCCTGGAAAACGTGGCCGGCACGCTCGAAGCTCGGGAACGTGCTGGCCACGCTGAGCGTCACCAGACCCTTTGGGTCCTGGGTGGCGACGTAGACGTGCGTCGCGATCCGGAACTGATCGACCACAATCACGCCGTCTGCGATCGAGCGGACCGCCTCCTCCGCCGTCGGTGCGCGGAGCGTGCGGCCGAGCGAGCCCGTCGCAACCGCCGGGATCAGCGTCAGACGGTTCTCGGGGAACAGGCGGACTGCTGACTGCGTGCCGTTCGCCGCCTGCTGCGCGACCATCTGGTCGTAAGAGATCAGCGTCGGGAGGCCCTGAGCAGTCAGGAACTGATTCAGCTCGTCGTTCGTCACGCGACGGTCGTAGTTTACGCCCCAGATTGCCTTCCGGACGCTCTCATGCTGACGAAGCGCGCTGATCGCTGCGGAGCTCGTCACACCGACAGCCATCTGGTGGCCGGTGTCGCCCACCATGATGTTCTGCCAGCGCTCGAGGTCGGACAGCGGTTCGGCCGTCGTGGCGCTCCACAGGTCCCCGCCCGAAAGCGTTTCCTTGTGGTCGTTCGGCACGCCGTAGTCGACGCTGTAAACGAGCCCTTCCTCGGTCAGCTGCGACACCGTGCCCGTGGCGAGTGCGTCCATTCGCAGCTTCTCCAGCCGCGCGACAACGCCCAGCCTCGTGTCCGTGACGTCATCATAGATGTCCCGCACGACCTGGCTCTGGATGAGTGCATCCGCACTCTGCAGCCGGATCAGCGTGTGCGCATCCTGATAGCGCTTCTGCTTGATCGCCGGGATCTGACCGGAGACCGTCTCGAGGCCGCGCCGGTTCACCAGCGGCGCCTCGGAGTTGTGCGTCGTGACGTGTGCCATCACCGCCGCACCGCCGGCCCCCTTCAGGTACTTGAAGTCGAGCTCCTGCGTCGGACGGGCCGGAAAGAGTGCGTCGCCGAGCAGACCACCTGGCGCGAGCCGATCGAATGGGTTGGTGTTGTCGACGACGTACTGGATGTCGGTCGTAGACAGCCCGTCGATCTCGGTCAGCAGGTCCGAACTCGCGTCACCGAACCGACCCGCGGCCCCGGGGATCAGCATCATGGCGCCGGCGAGTGTTGCGCCGGATCCGGTGTGCATGAAGTCCGAAACCACGGTTGCCCCTACGACCAGGAATGCGAGCACGGCGACTGCGACTGTCAGGCGCAGTGCGAAGCCACCGCTTCGGCCACCGCCGGCGAGGACCTTGCCGTGCCCGCGTTTCACGAACGGATGCAGGCTGAACTGAATCAGCCGCGGGAGCTTCGGTGCGACGACGGTGAGTCGCCCGAGCTCGGTCAGCAGCAGCGCCACGTGCGCTGCAACCCAGAGACAGGTGCGTCGGATCATCATCGCCTCAGCTCTTGAACGTGATACCGATGGCGGACAGCGCTTCCCGCACATCAGCGTGAATGTCGACAGGAATTGCGGCCGCGTTCACACGGCCATGGTCGAGCACGGCGCCGTGCGCATCGCCGTCCGTCACATCGAGCGTCTCCCACAGCAGACCGACGACGCCGACGCCGACATCCGCACCGATCACAAGCGCGTTGTCCGCCTTGTCCGCTCCGAGCGCTGCGGTGAGGGTGATCCGGTCTGAGCCGCCTGTGCCGCCGCCCATGTCGATCGAATCGATGGTCTTGGCGGTCCCGCCGATAACGATCGAATCCCCGACGACCATCCCGGATGCATCGTCGACGTCGATCGTGGTTGCGGCGCTCAGTGCTGCCGCGGCGAGCTGCGTGTAGACTGCCGGGCGGTACTTCGAGCCCGACTTCCCGATGGGGGTACCGCTCCGGACGACGCGCTTGCCGTCGTCGCCCAGCCGAACCTTGGCGCTGTCAATCGTGACGCCGCCCACCAGGAAGCGCATGCCTTCCGTGGAGTCGAGCCACGTCGGATTCGCAGCGACCGAGTCGGTCGTTAGTCCGAGTTTCATTCAGGCCTCCGTGTAGTTCCCGCTGGCGCTCCCCCGATCAGAGGAGGCCCTTGAATCCTGTCTTCTCGGCCGGCTTCGCCTGTTCGACGAATGACTGTGCGACGCTGGACGCGACCGGCTCGTCCTTCGCGCCCGGCTTCTTCTCGTGCTTCGGACCCTTCACGCCCGGGGGACCCTTCGGCGAATCCTCGCCGACGAGCGAACTCCGATGCTTGTTGAACCAGGCGAACTGAATGCGCGCGCCGCCGGGAATGTCCCGGACGATCGCGGCCTTCTCCTTCGGCAGCGGTGCGAGAGCGACCTCGAGCATGTCCTCGAACTCCTTCTCCACTTCGCCGATCGACTTCTCGAGCTCCTTCACGCGGTCCTGTGCCGCGGCGAGGGCGCCGGCCTGGTCTGCCGACTTGAGCTGCGTGTTCTCGCGGGTCAGCCGTTCGTTGTCGGCGGTCAGGGTGGTGACCTTCGCCTCCGCATCCCGCCGCTGCTGATTCACCTCAGTGAATCGGGCGTATGGGATCGCAGGCTTGTCTTCATCGCCCTTCTCGTCCGCCTTCTCCTTGGATTTGTCCGCGGGCTTTTCGCTGGACTTGTCCTCGGCCTTTCCCTTCGCATCGCCGCCTGCGCCGCCCTCATCACCTTCCGGTGCGTTGAAACGGCCAGCCAGCACGAGCAACGGCAGCATCTTCAAGTTCGACAGTGTCCGCATCTGAAGTGTCTCCAATGGCATCGGTTTACGTCGTCGCGACGGAGGCGCCGATTTCGCTCGGCGGGAGCGGAAACAAAAAAGCGGCCGGGCCCGTTCCCCGATTTCTCGAGGTGGGTCCGACCGCGGAAGGTCGATACGACTTGCCGGTTCGAGCGCTTTGCTCTATGGCGAACGATCTGAATGTATAAACGTCAGAGTTACTGCGTCAACGTATCTCTGTTTTTGAGTGCCTCGTGGATACGGGCGCGCACGACGTCCGGCAGCTCCAGCCACGCGGGCTGATCCCATGTGTGCGCACCGGTCCGGACGAACACTTCACCCGTGGCAAGATTGAGCTGATAAACCTGCTGGAACTTCGTGATGATGGCTTCGAACTCGTCGTCTCCGCGTCCCGGCGGGAACGGCAGGTTACGCCGTATCTGCTGGCGCCAGTTGGCGGGGGGAAAGCTCTTCATCATCAGTGGCGTCCGTCTCGCACTCGATTCGCTGCAGTCCGTCGCACGTACATAGATATGCACCGTAGGCGAGCGGCATGTCATTTTCGCCGGTCCCGACGATCAGCTCCACCGTGGCGTCTTCCGGTGCGATCGCCATCCGGAACCATTCGGCGCCGTGCCGATCCTGCTGACTCGCAAGTATGACGGGAGCGGCGTGTTTGTGCCAGCGCCCGATGATGCCAAAGCCCCCCCGGGTGAGCTGGATTCCGTCCATGATGCCCTGGATGTAGCTCGGGTCCCACTCCATCTCCCGGGCCTGTAGTAGGGCATTCGGTCCCGGCCCGGTCGCATGGACCACCTCCGCGGCGACCTCATTGTACCTCCAGCCGACGAGGACGCCGCCGGTTTCCAGCTGGGGGGCATCTGCGCAGAGCTGCGCGATCTGGGCGGCAGCTTCCGGCCGCACCTTCAGCGTCATTCCCACCAGTCGGGCTTCCGCAGGTGGCGCGTGGCGCCGTAGCCGATCGCCAGGTGGGTCCCGTAGTCACATGCCACGACCCGTCCGTCGAGGATCCCGTAATTGCCGCGTTTGAAGTCTGTCAGGAACCGCGGCAGCCTCACGTCCTTCAGCACGTTCGTCCCCGCGGCCTTCTCCTCAGCCGCGGTTGGCAGGGGCTGAACCCGCGATTGGATCAGGGCCATGCCGCACGGGGAGATGAAATGGCATGGCGCCAGATACTGCGACAGTTTCGTCTCCGACAGTTCCTTCCATGTCGACCACTCGAGTGCGTTCTGGAAGCTGTACGCCTGGGTCTCGATCTTCACAACCTTGGTGGGATCGGTCAGCAGAACATAGACCTGTCGTCCGATGCCGCCACCCAGATGCTCGCCGCAGAAGAGATGGGCAAAGTCACGCAGTACGCCGGGTGACCAGTCCTTGATCGTTTCGGTCTCCGTGTCAGTCATGCCTACGCGTCGATCCCCGGGATAGCGATGCCTTGATTCCCGAGCCCGCTGCCCGGAGCGCCCACTGGGAGGGCGCGGCGCTCCTTGATCCGCTGCACTTCCTCCGCTGCGTCGTGGATGGGGAAGCCCGCCTGCTGCAGCATCTCGACTGCGACCTCGTCACTGATGGCGTCCGCGTGCAGGAGGCTCGCGACGATCTCGGAGACCTGGGTGCGATCGATCGGGATGATCGATCCGAACGACGGGTATGCCTCCTCGCTGTTCCAGATGCCCGCGGGCCACTGTGGCTCTGCACTGCCCTGCCCGTCCGCCGGCTGCGCCGCGCCGAAGAAGTCGGACGGCCTTCCGAACTCGCGGTGCCAGCGAATCACATGCTTCAGCAGCATCCCGAGCTTGTCCCGCCGCGTCGTGCGCTTCGGCAGCGTCTTCGAGAACAGGGGCAGCATGGCGATCAGAAGCGCGATGCCCGACGGAATTTCTCCCACCTCGAGCTTCCCCGCCGCGATCAGCGTCGTGCGGGAGTTCGACAGGGCCTTCGTGATCAGCCACTTCTCGTGCTCGAGCAGGATCGTGTTGCCCTTCGACATGTCGACGGTCCCGAGCTTCCGCCCGTTGTAGATCGTGCCCGGCCGGTACTTCTCAGAGGATTGGGTCGCTGCGCCCTGCTGGCCCGGCCGCGGCAACGTCGCGATCGGCGGATTCTCGTCGTACAGGATCGGGAACGCGTTGTGAAACGTGTTGTCCTTCAGGTCGGTCGCGTCCTGTGACGCATCCAGGAGGAGTTGCAGCACGGCCTCACCCTCCGGCAGCCCCCATGGCTGATTCGTCGCCTCGCGGTTCGGTACATAGAACACCGGCACAGTGTCGAAGCCCGTGTCCAGGTTCACGATCGGGGTGTCGTCGTCGAGCAGCTCTGAACCGAGCAGCTGCAGGTACTCGAGACCCACTGCAGCGGCGCCGCCCTTCGTCTCGATGCGGTACCATCCGGCCGAGACGATGCAGATCTCCTTTCGGCTGCGCGCACCGACGAGTGTGATCCCGAGCTCGGTAGCCCGCTCGCGCGAGATCACCCGGTAGTGTCGGCGGTACACGATGACCTCGCCGTCCCGGTTCCGGATGTCGGTCATGTTCCCCGGACGCACCGGCAGATACTGCGCGGTGTTCAGCTCCTCCCAAGCGAGATACGCCTCATCGAAGTCGCCCTCCGCATTGACCCACACCGGGAAAAATGACTCAGGGTCGTGCGTGCGCAGGCGCAGGCGGCTACCATCGGGCCGCAGCTCATAGACGCAGTCGCCCACGGCCGCAGCGTCGGTCTCGGCTCGGTAGAGCTTCGACGCCCAGCGCTCGTTCCGCGCCCACCGGTCCAGGAACGCCTTGCGTGCAACGGCGCCGGCGTTCTTCTCATCCGTGGATCCGGGGACCTCAATCTCAACGCGGTCCCCGAGCACTGCGTCGCGGCTCGTGTCGACGATCAGCGCATAGTCGCCGTATCCGCGCAGCTTCTTCCCCGTTTCCTTGCTTCGCAGCAGAGCGCCGAATCGGTTCTCCGTAAGCGCCCGGAAGATCTCGTACTGTCGGAGCCGTTCATGGTGATCGGAGGGGACCCACTCGCCCTTGTAGGGCAGCAGCTTCCCCTCATCGACCAGTGCCGACAGCCATCCCATCACAGAGGTTGCAAACGTGCCCATTGGTCAGATCCTTCCCTGCGTTGCGGAGGTGTACGCGTGCGGCTCGAGCATTTCGATTGCGACGTCGCCGATCGCGGGGAACATCGTGTGACAGAAATAGCGGAACATGTCGGCCGCGTGGTTCGTCCAGTCCTTGTGCTCCTGATCCGTCACCCGGCCGTCACGCAGCGTCCGCCTGCGATAGTTGATCAGGCTGTCGATCGTGAGCGTGCAGCGCGGGGAGACGCGGAGCCGGAATGTCTTCCCGTTGTAGGTGCCGGCGAGCAGCAGACGTGTGGACTCGATACCGTCGACGATCGAGTTGTTGGCGGGCCACCACGCCGGGATCTTCTGTCCGAGCCTGCTCCAGGTCGCCTTCAGCAGGTCGTGATGCGACTGTCCCGACGTTTCATCACGCGCGCCGCCAGCCGGATCCGGGATGATGCCCTCGATGCGGCCGAGCGGGAGGCCCCATTCCTCGCGCAGCCATTCCACGATGCCTGCCGCGACTTCGCGGCTCGTCAGGTCCACGCCATGGTGTGACCCTTCCGGAACGGAGTGCCATTCGTCGAGCAGCTCGGCGAACGTGGACCCGTCCGTCTGCCACAGACCCCATACTTCCGTGTCCGAGAGGCCGTGATCGGCCGACAGGTAGAACCAGTAGCCGGTGTGGAGCGCGATCTCCTCGAGAGGGACATGCACGCCGCGGCTGAACTCTGGGAAGAACCGTCCGGGCAAAGAACCCGCGTAGGCGATGTCATACTCCTGCGCCGCCTTCTCAGGTGTCTTCGTTGCGCACGCACGCCGGTACCACGGCGACGTCAGGCGGCCGTCCTCGCCGCGCGCAATGCCGCGCGCGAAATACGGATGCTCCGACCAGTGCGAGCGCGAGACCAGGAAGCGCTTCCGCACCTCCCGCTCGCTGTCATTCTTCGGCCGCGCGAGTTTGTCCCGGAGATCCGCGAACTTGTTGTCCTCGCCGAATGGAGTACTGCTCACGATCGGGCATTGGATGGCCTCATCCGCGGATGCCCATGCGGACTCGGATTGCTCGATGTGCGCGAACTCATCCAGGAGGCCGACCGTGAAGCTGCCGCCGCGGCCGATATTCGCCGTCGCGGCCTCGCCCGAGAGGTACGACCCAGACGTCGTGTGCAGCACGCTCAGCAGTTTGAACGTGAGGACGTCCTTGTGAGTGGCCGAGTCCTGGCGCAGGAATGCAGGCAGCCGCTCGTACATGAACCGCAGCCGGCCGAAGATGCTTTTCGTGGTGCTGCCACGGCCGCCGTCATCCACCTCGTCCTGGCGTCGGGATGTCGCGAAGAACGATGCCTGGTCCTCGAACAGCAGGCCGTGGAGGAAGAGCGCCATCCACAGCCAGCTGAGTCCCAGCTGGCGCGACTTCTCTTCGAAGATGCCGCGCTGCTCGGCGCGTGCGCGGTCGTAGAGCCGGATGATGCGCAGCTGATAGAGGAACGGCAGGAACGGCGTGCTGCGGTCCTTACCGATCGGGAACTTCGTCTCGATGTCCAGCCACCGTGCAATGAAGTATGCGCGATCGTGCTTGCAGAGGTGCCACTCGACGTCCTGCGCCGGCGCAGGCGCGATGCGGACGAGCTCCCGCTCGACGCGCACCAGGTCGGTCGCAGTCGTACGCGGCATGAGACGGCAACGGACGCCATCCTCCCCGGCCTCGGGCACGGCGACGAGGTCGGAGCCGAGCAGTACTTCAGGTGGGATGTGCCCGGTGTCCGCTGGTGACGCGATCAGCTTGAGCAGCTCGTCCTGCGACATGGGCGTGAGGATCCGCCGCACCTCGTCGTTCGTCATCATCATTCGGTGCCGGCCGACTGTGCGAGCAGCGTAGCGCGCATGGCCGCGAGCTCGGCGAGAGACTTCCCGCTCAGACTGTGCTCCGCCACCGTCGCGATTGGACCGCCCCCGGGTCCGCTGACGTCCAGGCGCTCGCGGTACTTCTCCGGCGCCTCCGCCTTCAGCAGGAAGATCAGCAGGGTGTCGCTGTACGCGTGCTCCACATAGGGCTCGCCGGTCTTCGGATCGATGATCGGCTTGCCATTGCGTGTGAACTTCAGCCGCTTGATGCCGGCGATCGCGCGGCGCCGCGCTTCCGCCTCGAGGACCTCGATCGACTCCGCCTTGGCGTCCTCGAATGACTTTCGGTAGTTGAAGTCCTGCTCGAGCCACGTGTAATGCATCGAGCGGTCGACGTTCGCCGCGCGCGCGGCCGCGCTGATGTTGCCTGTGCGCCGCATCGCTGCCAGGAACGCGGTCTGGTTCCGGACCTTGATGCCGGTCTCGGCCGCAGCGGCCACGATGGCCACGTGGTCCTTGCATGGGCCCGTGTCCTTGTCCGTGCCCCACCCAGGCGCACGGCCGCACGCAGCTCCCGACTTCCGCCGGCCACCGAAGTCCGAGCAGCGGAGATTCTTCACGGCGCGAGCTCCGGCCGACCCGCGAATTCGGCGTAGCGACGGCGGATGACGTCACAGTAGCGCGGGTCCAGCTCCATTACGCGCGCGACGCGCTTTGTGGCCTCCGCTCCGAGCAGCGTGAATCCCCCACCACCGAACAGGTCGAGCACGATGTCGCCTGGGCGCGAACTGTTCTGAATCGCGTTCACCGCGAGCGCGACAGGCTTCTGCGTGGGATGCTGGTACGCATCGGTGTCCAGCTTCACGTCCCAGAGGTCCGTGACACCGCCCGGTCCGGGGACGAGCAGCACTGATTCGCCGGCGTGCAGGCGGACGAGACGCGTGCGGCGCGTCTTCGGCGCCTGCGGCTGAACGTAAACCTCGGCCCCGGCGCCGTTGGATATGCGGATCCCGTTCGCGAGCGCGACGCTCCGTTCGCCGGATGCGCGCCGAGCGGCGAACCGCCACACGGTACTCTGAGTGCGGTCGGCATAGAACGGTGGGGTGCAGCCGACCTTCCGGGCATAAAAGCAGGGCTCGTGCTGCCAGTGGTAGTCGGCGTGCCCGAGGACGAATGAGTCCTTGGCCCAGAGGATGTACTGCTTCTCCTCGAGGCCGGCCGCGTCCATGGCCCACTCGAAGTCTTTCCGCGTCGAGCTGGCGTGCCAGATGTAGAACGCCGCGTTCTCCACCGCGAACTCGGCCGCGAGCTGCAGCGCCGGCATCAAGATGCTCAGCAGATCGTCGCCGCGCAGGTTGTCATTCTGGATGACGTCGAACCCCGTGCCCTGGTACGACACACCATATGGCGGGTCCGTATTCACGAGGTGCGCGCGATCGCCGCCCATCAGCCGCTGCACGTCGCGGAGGTCCGTGCTGTCGCCGCACATCAGCCGGTGCGGCCCGAGCTCATACACCTCCCCGCGCTGGGACTTCGGCGCCTCGGGGAGGACGATCAACGTGTCGCCCTCGTCGCGGGCTTCCTCCTCCGCGACATGCGCGAGCAGCTCGTCCAGTGCGTCACGGTCGTAGCCGGTCCCGTCCAGGGTGCCGCTCTCCTCGAGGATCTCCTCAAGCAGGTTGGTCAGCGCGACATCATCGTACCCGGCGAGGTCGTTCGTGCGGTTGTCGACGAGCAGGATGCGGAGCGCCGTGGTGTCGTCAACGTCGACCCAAGTGACCGGCAGCGTGCGCGCGCCGGCGCGCAGCGCGCCTTGGAAGCGGTGGTTACCTGCGAGGATGTACCCGGTCGATCGCTGCACGACCAGCGACCCGTAGAAGCCATTGTCCCGGATGCTCGAATGGATTTCATCAACGTCGCCGGCGCGCGCGTTCTTCGGGTGCGGCCGGAGCTGCGTGACAGGTACCAGCTCCGTGGTTTCGTTGATGATCCTCATGGCATTCCTACTTCGGTGGTTTTCGCTCCTCGAGCACGGCCAGCACATAGGCCCACGCCTGCGAGTCCGCGTTCGCATCGGCTGGCGGGTCCTGTGGCCAGCTCTCGGCGCGGATCTCGATCTCCCGTTCGCGTGAACGCTCGAATGCGTCCTTGACCAGCTGCGCCGCCCGGCTGTGAAGATCCCTCATGCTCTGCGCTCCATTTCCAGTGTGCCAACGGCACACGGTACGCCCGTTGAGCGGTGCGCGCCAGTTTCACGAGGGATAGCGTTTCGTCATGACGCCCGACGAAATCCGAACCTTCCGCGAGCGCCGGCTGCGCATGACGCTGGACGAGCTGGCGTCGGCCCTGGACGTCAATAGGCACACGGTCTGGCGATGGGAGCAGCCGGCGGGATCTCCGCACCACCGCGCAGCTCCTCCGTTCCTTCTCCGCGCGCTGCGCGACGTCGCCCGCGAGATGAAGCGGTGATCTCGCCGTCATAGCGACTCGGCGACGCCCAGGAAGAACAGAACCTCACCGGGCCCGGCGCCATCCAGGTTCTGCCGGATGTATGTCGCCTGCTCGGGCGTCAGTCCCACGACTTCCGTCTTGTCCGCGCGAGCCTCCACGTACATGTCGAGCCCGCAGTTGTCGCATTTGTAAATGCGCCACTGGCCGAATGCATCACGCTCCCGCTTGCGGCCGCAGAGTGGATCCGCGCATCGGTAGACCTTCCCGCGGTATGCGCGCAGTGGTGGTCGGCTCATGCTACCTGTCTCCTACAACGACGCGCGGTCCCGCTTCCGTTGCGCATCTCGGCGCAAGGAAGGGGACCGCGGAAGGTCCGGAACTCATGACGTCTATGTTCAAAGCTACACCAACCCAGATTGAAAGATCAACGATCAGAACGGTTGCGGGTCGTGGCGCTCGCCGTGCTTCATCCGGGGCGAACTTGGAATTTGTGCGGTACAGCTCGGACGCCCGCGTCATCTCGGCGGCGAACTCGCGCAGCTCCTCGACCGTAACCAGCTCGTCGCTCATCGTGCATCCTCCTGCCCATCGGGTCCGAACTCGCGGGCGATCCGTGCTGCGAGGCGAGCGACCTCTGCCTCAACGATCATGTGGCAGTAAAACTCCCGTGCGATCCGCTCTGCCCGTTCTTTCACTCCATCGGTGTGCGCGGCCCCGAACTCGCGGGCGATCAGGGCAGTGAGATCAGCAACGTCGCGGGCGTATGCGGCAGGGTTGCAGGCAAGCGTATAACGCTGGCTCGTCCTCGTCGCTACGCCGGCTATCCAAGCTTTCGCTGCTCGCTCTGCCGGTGCGCTGATTGCCTCTCCCTTTACGACACTCTCAGGAGCGCCAGATGCGGCGGCACGGTAGCGATCCGTGAGGGCTTCGATGCGATCCTCGCTGAACTCGACACCCGCCCATTTTTCCAGTACGTGCATGACTTCGTGCATGATGCTCTCGGCCACGAAGTACGGCACCTCCGATGCGTCGATGTCTTCCATGTCCACGGCTGCGACCAGCGCGCCCACGTTGAGCACGACCTGCGCCTCGCCTTGCGGACCTTCGGCGCCGTCCACGAACGCGGCGAATCCCGGTATCCAATCCATCTGCCGCACCTCGATGATCGGCATAGCCTGCACTGTGCCCCGCTCGGCGTCGGGCTGCACGAGTCCACGGACGGCAGGAATGATTTCGCCCTGCATGACTTCCCGAGGCGATTTATCCCGCGCGTGCGTCGGTAGCCCGAGCAGCTCCAGCAGCGTCCGCATGTCGTCCTGAATCGCGGCTGCCTGTGAGGCGTCGGGCTGCAACCGAACCGGACCGATATACGTGTCCATGAGGGTCGTATCCGGAATCGTGGCTGCTTCTACCCGCTCGGCGTCGGGCTGCATGGCCGCCCATGCGTCGAGCGCCTGCCGTGCGGCGCGATTCACAAGCACGATCTTGTTGTGCATGTGGGACCGATCGTTGTATGGCGGCGGATCGAGCGGCGAGTCGAACGTCAGCCCGACGATCTTCTCCAGCGCGCTCCGTAACTGATCGGGGGCAGGCGAGAGCTGGACCGCTTCTGCGGACCCGGAGTGCTTTAGCATCCCCGGCTCGTCGCCCCCTTTAGCTGGTTCCCACGGATTGTCCGGGTCGTCCCGTTCGGCCGCGCACAGTTCGCAATGCTCGCAGCACTTGATGACGGGAGCGCCCGCCTTCAGCGCCTCAATTATGCTATCCTGCCTGCGCACCGTGTCCCGAAACTGCTCTGCTCGCTCGATGATCGGCACCATGACGCCGTTGCGTGCGTGCGGTATGTCCACCGAGCCGAGAATGTGATCCAGCTCCGCGAGTGTCGTGGCTGCGTCTACCTGCACTGCTGGTGAGGCGGGCCAAACACGGAGGCATGTGCATCCGGCAACACAGTGCGGGCAATTGGCGTCGTTGAGTGGTTCCGTGATCCATCCCGGCCCGAACGGGTTACCCATTGTCGTCCTCCCGAAGGTGCGGCGCGCGGGCCGCGATCTGTCCAGCGTAGAAGCCAGCGGTCTGGGCTTCGTTCCATATCTCGAATGGCATTGCGTAGGGACTGCGGTGGCCGACGATCCACATCGTGACGTATCCGCCGCGCGGGTCGAAGCCCTCCTTCGCCGCGTCCACCTTGGCCATCTCCATGAGGCGCTCGATCCTAAGCATCGGACGCCCTGCGGTGGACAGAACACACCTCGACTTTGTAGCCGTCCTCTCGCAGGACCGCCGCCATCGCTCGGGCATCATCCGCATCGCTCGTAAAGCACGGCACAGCGCTGTCGTTGAAACGAGCACGCCGCCATTCATGACCGTCGAGGTAGCGAACCATCCACGCTTCCGGCATCCCGTCCTGCTCCGGTGCTGGTGAGGGTGTGGATGCGCGCAGGGCGGCGGCCATTGCGACCATTGCGCGGACCTGCGGCACGGGCGATTGCAGGGCCTCCGCGATAGGCGTCCAGCGGAGCGGTACGCCGTCATGGTCATACGTCTGCGCGGGCACCTCGCCATCCCATTCCGTGACCGCGTACGGGCGCATGATGAACACACCCTTTTCGGTCGGCGGGATCGCCGAGCCTTCGATGAGGGGGAGCGCCTGACCCGCGATAATGCGGATGCCTAGTTCCTCCATGATCTCGCGGTGCAGGGCTTCGTCGCCTGTCTCTCCCGGCTCCACCTTACCGCCCGGCACGAACCACTCGCCAACGCCGAGCACGACGCGCTTTCGCGGGCACTGCTCCAGCAGCACATGACCGTCACGCACCAGCACGAAGCAGATACCGTCCGGCTCGGCTGCTGGTATCTGCGCGGGTGTGGAGGATGACGGAGCGGCCAGCCGTGCGATGTAGTCCAGCAGGGCGGACTCGGCGTCGTTCACCAAGGCGTCGCAGGCGTCGTTTTCGGCTACCGTCGTCGCCTCGCCTAAGTCGATACTCGCGCCGATCAGCGCAGCCACCAACTCTACCGCCTTCGGGTCATACGCCTTCGCTGCATCCTGCATCCCTGTGGCGTCCGACCCGCCCGTCATCGCAGCGACTTCCAGCGCACAGCACGCGTCGCAGATCCCGTAGTCGTCGCGCGATTCCGCTGGCTTACCGCATCGAGCGCACGGCTCCGGGGTGGCGTCCGGTGTCGATCCAGGGGATTCCGTCTCGTTCATCGGCTTCTCTCGCATTGTACTCATTCCTCGCACTCGTCGTCATCGGTAAGTGTCGCTTCGCGGATGATGATCTCCATCCGCTGTGTCCGGCTGTATCGCTTCTTCAGGATCTCGGTCACGATCAGCGCGTCGTCTTCGTAAACGATGTCCGTCAACGCATCCTCGGCTGCGCGCGCGAACTTCAGGAGATCCGGCCGAACGCCTGGGAACCTGGGCGCGCGCGGCTTCAGCTTCCCTGACGCGTTGAAGTGGCTGGCCGGCCGCAGCAGCCAGAACTTGAACTCAGCCTCGACGGGGAACGTGATGATTGGTAGCCCGACCATGGCGAGCTGAGCCTGGCGCGCGATCGTGTTCTTCCACGGCTTCGCTTTCGGGTTGGCATCGACCACGATCGGTCTGCCGCCGTGCTTCCCGCCGAGCGGCAGAGCCTTCTTCGAACCCGCCGGCTCGGGGTGACCCTGAACCGTCAGCCGGAACAGCACGCGCGGTTCGGTGGCGAAAAGCTCCATCAGCTCCCCGCCCTTTTTTCAGCTGTCGGATCGTGTGGCCCTGGTTCGACGGGGTTTGCGAGCTGCGGCTCGCCCGGAACGACGAACGGCGGATCCGTGGACGGGTCGTACTGCCGCTTCGGGAAGTGGCCGTGCCATCTGCCGGTGATGCACTCGCTGCAGAGCTGCGGCATGGTGGCGATCTCGGGCGCCCACGGGTGTGCGCTGCCGGTGAGACGGACCTGGGTGCGGGCCATCTTCCGGGCGAGCCATCCCTCGACGCGTGCGGTGTTCTCGACGGCCCGGCATTCCGGGTTCTCGCAGACGAAAAGCGGCATCAGGGCACCCACACGAGATGGGCGATGAGATATTTCGCCAGGTAGACCAAGCCGATGCCGAATGAGAGCGCTCCGATCACGATGATTGCGCTGAGCACCATGAGTCTCTGTTCCGCCGGAGAGGGCGGCGGTTCGCGGAGGTCATGCATCGGCACCTGCCTCGAACTTTTCACGCACGCGTGTGAGGAATCGGCTGGCGAGCTCGAGCTTTTTCCGGACCGGTGGCCACTCCTCCGGGTCGTCATCGGTTTCGGCTGCTGCCGAGATCTCGCGGTCGAGCTCCTCCTCGATGTCCTGGCGCAGCCACTCGGCGTCGTCGGGGTTCTCACGTTCCCATTCCGCGACGCGCTCGCTCATGGCCTGGGTTGCGGTCTTCGAGATCACCGCGTTCAGGGTGTCGACAATGCCCGTGGGGCCGTTCGTGTCGCGATCGGCCATGGACCCCTTCGGCCGGTACATGCCGGCCTCGACGGGGTGACCGTTGCGGTCCTTGGGCAGCTGCGCGGCGATGCGTCCGGCGATGCTGTCGGGTGGGATCTCGACTCGCGACGCCTGGCCGGTTTCGTGGGTGCGCTTCACGGCCGCGGTGAAGTAGGCCATGGAGCTGATCTGGGCGTTGTCGACGTCAGGCACGAAGGCCCTGGCGGTGTGATATACCGCGGAGCGGATGACCGCCTCGGAGTATCCCGCCTGCAGCCAGTCGAACACGGGCTGCCGGTGCTTGCCGGTGGTGAGCAGCGGGCGGTACTCGATCCCGGCGTCCGCCATGCCCCGGTTTGCGAGGATGATGACCTCGCTTACGAAGTCCTCGACCGACCGACCGACGTTCTCGTGCGCGTGCGACGCGGGCGTGCTCGCGTGCGCACGTACGGCGCGCGCGGGGGTCGTTGGTCGTTTTGGTTCCGGATCTGGTTCTGGTAAAGGCTCCGGCTCCGGTTCCGGCTCTGGGTTTCGGGCTGGTTTGCCATACCGTTCCGGAAGGGTTTCGGTAACCGTTCCAGCAACAGTTTCGGAACGGTTGAAATCCGCGCCATTCCGCCATTTACCATGTGCCGCGTCGTGAGCGGCGAGTCGGGCGCGGGCCGCGTCGGCAATTACCTCCGCGTATGGCTGACCCTTGGCGAACCGTTCCGGAAGGAGCGTCTCGGCCGCCGAAATCAACCCTTTCAAAACTGTTTCGGAGAACGGCAGCGCGTTCACATCGCCGGCCGCGGCGGTCAGGACGTTGGGGTTCTCAGGCTGATTGTGCTTGAAGAACTGGGTCAGCATCACCACCCGTGTCTTCGGATCCCACACGATCCGGCCGATGCGATCGAGCTCGATGAGCTCGGCCTCGACCTCCTGTGGGGTTGGCCGCCAGTCGATGCAGGATAGGTCTGCGGCCACGTAGAACGGGTCCAGGACGTAGCACCCGATCCGCCCACCTGGTCGGTCCATGTGCGGGTTCACCAGCAGATAAAACCAGACGTCGCGACGCACGCGGGGCCATGTTCTGACCCGCTCATCATGCCATGTGTCGCGTTCGACTTTCGAGTATGCCATTCAGCTGATGCCTTTGGATGAATTGCACCGATTGCACATCGTCCGGAGGTTGCGAGGATGGCTCGTCCCTCCGCGGTGCAACGGTTTACGATGATCGATTGTGAGGAAGCGATCTGGGCGTGGCAGGTAATCCGGGAGCCTGTCGTAGACGCATGGTAGCGTCGTGCTGCCGTCGTAATCGATCGGCACATACGGCGGGCACCACCCGCAGTCGACGCAGCTGAAGTAGTCGCGCCGATACACTCGGGCACGGAGCCGTTGCGCCGGCGAATACTGGAAGTTGAGCCCGCCTGGACGCTTACCCATGGCGGTGATCGTCTCGTACTGCGTCCTGGACGTCCGTTCCCATCACCCACGGCCATGCGAACAGGGCTGCGATGATCCACCACGCGAGTTCGGACCAGCGGGTGGGCTTCTTTCCGGTGATGCGGCGGATTGATGCGATGGCCCACATGAAGCCGATCGACCAGACCAGCCACAGGGGCACTGGGTGCGTGAGGAATCGCGCGAGCGCGCTCACCGGGCGCCACCGTGATGCGCGTTGAGCACAGTGCTCGCAGCCTTCCATCGGTGGAACTGCTCGTCCGTGCCGCCCGTGTCAGGATGGGTCTTCATCGCTGCGCGGCGGATGGCCGTGGAAGCGTGGATCCGGTCGCCCAAGATCAGGTCCGCGCGATAATCAGCCAGCTCTGCGATGATCTGCGCGGCCGCGTTCGCGGTCATCGTGCTCGAGCTGCCTCCCGCCGGCGGAAGCTTCGCCCAGCCCTGATACTGCTCCCCGCGCTTGGTGACGCCGTACCGATCGACTGCGCGCAACGCAGCCAGGGCCAGCGTGATCGCGCGCAGGTTGTCATCCCAGTGCGTGTAGGTGTCGCAGGGATAGGAGAGCTGCGTCCCGTCCGGCAGATCGAAGCTGACGATCACCCCGGGACCGCGGACGCGCGCGTTCGACCGCGGGTATCCGTCTTTCCGGATCTCCCCCGGGTCGCAGTCGAGGTGGATCGTGACGTTCTTCGCGCGAAGGTGCCCCAGCTCGCGCTGCAGGTCGGCTTGCGTGCGCCCAGGTGTCACCTTGAATGTCCCGCGCTTTCGCTTCCAGTTGGGAGTCGGCGTGCCCGGCCACTCGAAGTTGGCGACGAACCTGGCGTTGATCGTGTAGCGGCTCATGCGCGGGCGCCCGTCTCGACGTCGACGGACGCCGTCGAATCCCCGCCGCTTTCATCGGCGGCCTCTACATAGGGCTCACCTCCCTCCGACTGAGGCTGCTGGATTGACTCCCCGTCCAGCTCGGGGATCTCGAGCATGGTGCGGACGGCTGCGACTAGCGTGTCGCCGTCCATCGTCTTCCGCTTGCGGCCCTTGCCGACCACGAAGCGCAGCGGGTTCCGTGAGATCTCGACGTTGTGGTAGACCAAGCCCTTCTCGTTCTGCTGAAGCCCGATCGCCTCATTGAAACGGAATGACGGCAGACCGCCGCCGCGCATGTGCAGCGCGGTGTCAATCGCGCCCTGCAGCTGCTCGTCGGTTGCGCCTGACCGATGCAGTTCGAACCAGAACGCTTCGATCTTCTCACCGCCGCCCACCATGTCGAACAATGCGGAGTGCACCGCCTGCATGAGCATCTCGGTGGTGACCGCCGTGCCCTCCGGCATCGGCGCCGGCCGGATCCGCTTCCGGTAGTCGGCGGCCGATGTATCCGGTGCGGGCTCATCCTGCTCCGGCTCCGTCTCCTCTGGCTGCTCATCATCCGGCAGCTCCATTCCCCACGCCGTGCGGAGCATGCGCACGAGCCTCGGTCCGAGCGCTGTCGGGACGAGCGCGCCGGCGTCGAACTTCTCCGGCAGCACATCGAACCAGTACCGCTCGAGGCCGCCCTCCGTGCTCACCTGGCACCAGACGACGCTCGGGGTCTCGCCCTCGTCGACCGGCCGCTCCCACCGGTACAGACCATCGATCCTGCGTGCGTCCGGGTCACCGTCGTTGTCGACGTGTTGGACCTCGTCGAAGCGGCGCATGATGATGTTCTGCAGCTCGGCGTCGTCCTCCGGCACGAGGTCCGGCTTCGGGCCCATGATCATCGCGAACGCTTCCTGCGCTTCGCGCTGGCGGACCAGGCGAGCGCCTTCCTTCTTCTCCGCCTCGATCTCATCCACCAGGTTCGTCTGGCCGCGCTCGGCGTCCTTCTTCCGCGCTTTCTTCGTCCCCTCGAACATGACGGTCTGGGACCGCTCGCCATTCACGTATCCGCGCGCAAGCCGGCACAGCTTGTCGATGTCGGTGAAAATCGGATCGTCCGCGGTCAGCTCGTTCTCGCTCAGGTTCGGTGTCGTGAACACGAGCGGCGAGTTCGACTTCTTCACCGGTCGTTTCACGCTGAGCGAGACCAGGCTGCGCTGGCCATCCTTGTCGTAAGACAGATGCACACTGGTGACTTCGGCCGATGCGAGATACTTCTCGGGCATGTCCGTAAGTCCGGGCACGTGCTTGTGCAGGTCCCTGAACGCCTTCTGGAACTGCGGGGTCGGCTCCTGCGTCGACTTCTGCGTGATCGCCACGCTGTTGTCGTCGCCCGTCTCGGTGTAGACGAGCTCCACTTCCTCGTTCGCGTATTTGATCTTCGTGAACTTCATGTGTCCTATCTTCCCGGGTGATTGGGGATATGCGGCCGCGGGGAGGCCGCGGTTGTGTTATGCCGGTCCCAGATGAGCAGAACGCAGCCGAATGGAGAGCGCTCGTTCGGCCCGATCCTGCTTTGTCCAGGCTTAAGGAACCGAATGCGTCCGGGGAGGAACTCCGTTCGAAGAACTGAGCCCGGACGGTCCCGGAACGGCTCGACGAGATGTTGCCACCAGCCCTGCTCGGTACGGTTCGCAGGCAGGATCATCACGATCAGCGGCGCGTCTTCAGACGCCCACGCCTTTTCGATCCACGGGCGGATCCGGCTGTACGGAGGGTTGCACCACACGCGCTCGCCCGCCCACGGCTGCGACAGGCCGCATGTCGCTCGGTCGAAGAAGCGCGGAAGCTTCGCGTTATGAGAAGCCGCTGCAGCGTCAATAGTAAATCCGAATCGCGCGTGTATTTTCGCGAACAGTTCGGGCGTCGTCGCGCGATCGTCTACGTCGTCGCGCACTCCATTCGCAGCGACTTGTTGGGGATGATTCGTTGCCCGGTGGGTCATGTAACTCATCGCGGCCCCGTCGCCTCCAGCCAGTAGACGCGGAAGCCCGGACCCGATAGGTACTTCGGGCCATACATCGTCTCGAAATGGCGCAATGCGGCTGACTGCTTGATCGTCGGATTATCCCGGCGCAGCGCGCGGATCTGCCCGACGAGCACCGGGAACTTCTTCTTCCGCTTCAGGGGCGACCCAGCGCCGTCCTTGATTGCACGCGCGAGACGCGCGGCGGCTACACCCTGCCGCTGCTTCTCGATCACCTCATCGCGCTGCTTCGCCTCCGCCTGGCGCGCGAGCATGAGGGCTTCCGCTCGCTGCATCCGCTCAACGGCTTCCGCGCGCGCGGCTTCCTCGATTGCAGCTACGCCGGCGGCCTCGCTCTGCTCCACGCGCTCGCGATGCATCCGTGCGACGCGCGCGAGAATGAGCTCGAGCTTGTCGGGCGGGACGTCGGGCATGTGGACGAGCAGGCCCTCGAGAATCTTCGAGGCGACGGTGTCGAGCTGGTTCGCTGACATGCGTGTCATGCGGCCACCTTGCGCATTGCGAGCTCGGGGACGTTCGCCGCTGCGAGTGCGGTGGCGACTGGCGGGGATACGCTGTTGCCGACCATCCGGACCTGCTCAGTCTTCGTCAGCCAGCGCCAGCGCGGTTTCTTCCGTGTCATGTCCCAGACCTGGCAGTTGATGCGGTAGTTGGGCGAGAAGCCCTGCGCGTTGTACAGCTCGCGCGGCTGCAGCATGCGCATGCAGATATCGACGATCGCGAACAGAACGCCGTCGACCGTGACCATCACGATGCCGAACCGGTCCTTCGTCGTGATGGTGTCCATCGGCGCGCCTGCATCCTGACCGATGCCCTGGCCGTAGTACTTCTGCAGGAACCCGTAGATCAGACCGGCGTGATTGGCCGTCGTCTGCGTCTTGAGCGGCTGCGTTGGATCGCCCTGCCCACCGGCCGTATTGCTCGTATACATGTGCGACAGGTGAGCGGCGACGAGCTGGTCCTGCGCGCCCTTCGAGAGAACGGTACCCTGGGGTTCCCGAAGATCCTTGCCCACCACGCCGCCGTAGTGCCGCGCCATGAACGACGCGACGAGCGCGTGACGGTTCTCCGTCGGGATTGTGTCGACGGGCTCCGACATTGCCGACCCGCGCACGTCACGATCGGACTTCGATCCGTAGTAGGTCGCAAGCTGTGCGGCGGCGAGGCTGCCGCCGTTGTCGGTGGCTACAATCGTCGCGAGCGGCTGCTCGGTTGAGCGCACGCGCGGCTCCTGCCCGTCGCGCTCGCCATAGCGCGGTACCAGCATCGGCGCTGCGACAGCGAAGCCGCCTCCCTTTGGCATTGCGGTCACTGTGCGTAGCGGCTCGTCCGCGCTCTGCGCTCCGCGGCCACTGGCGTTCTGGATGGGGACGATGAACGGCCGGGCCGCATTCACCACATACCGCATGACGCCGCGCGCAACGCGCCGCATCGTCGCTTCGGCGAGCGGACGGATCGGGATCGCCTGGCCGAGCTTCTTCGCCCACGCACGCGCCTCCGATTTCGTCGCGAAGATGGAGAGCATGGGGATTGACCAGTCGATGCACTCGGCGGCCGTGCGGTACGGATACGCGCGCCCTGGTCCGTGCGTCGGCTCCGGCCACACGATCGGCTGCCCGTCGCAGCGCGCGACGAGGAACAGCCGCTTGCGGATCGTCGGTGCACCGAAGTCGCATGCCTTCAGTTCCCTGTAATCGACGACGTAGCCCAGCTCCTCGAGGGAGCGTAACCAGCGGCGGAAATGCTTCGCGCGGCGGCGCGGGTCCGGCGTGAGAGCCTGGAGCTCCACCGGCACGACCTCTCCCGGTTCCGCGACCACGTACTTCGGCCGCTTCGACTCGTCCGCATCGTCCATGTCCGCGCCCGGGTTCACCAGCTTCAGCACGCGGCCGGTCTCTGGGTCGCGCTTCGCGACGAGCGGGCCCCAGTGGACGAACTCCTCGACGTTCTCGAGCATGACCACGCGGGGCTTCATCTGCGCGCACCAGCGGGTCACGACCCAGGCGAGCGCGCGGCGCTTCTTGTTCGCGTGCCGTATCGGCTTCGCGCCCCGCGCCTTGCTGTGATACGTGCAGTCCGGCGACGCCCAGAGCAGTCCGACCGGGCGACCGCCGGTGACGGTCCGGGGGTCGACCTCGAAGACGTCGCACGTGTGATGGTGGGTCTGAGGGTGATTCAGCTTGTGGAGCGCGACGGCCGCGGCGTCATGGTTGATCGCGATGTCAGACTCGCGCCCCAGCGCCTCACGGATGCCGTCGGAGGCGCCGCCGCCGCCGGCGAACAGGTCGACGATCAGCTCGTCGTGCAAGTCTAGATGAAACTGCGGGAACGTCATTCAGCGTGGTCCAGTTTGTGGTCCAATTTGGACCCGACATCCCGGTATTTCCGGGGTGCCCTGAACCGACGTTGTCAGGTGGGATGTGCTGCTAGATCAGACAGTTAGCGGAATCGGGTGACCCCCCGTACAGAAATGGGGTTCAGGGGGTCGCGGGTTCAAATCCCGCCGTCCCGACTCGACATAACTGTGGCCCTCGCAGCGCATTAGCGTTGCGGGGGCTTCTAGCTTCCTACCTTACGTGGTTCAGTTTGTGGTCCAATGTTACGCGCCGCCGCTGCTGCCTTCCGCGCATACCGCTTTCCGCGCGCGACCCGCAGCGACGTGTCCTCGTCTGCCTTTGCGTACGACTTCTCGAACGTCTTCCGGTCCTTACGTCCGCTCACCGCAGCAACGTCTGCCCAGGGCTCGTCCTTCCGCTCCGTCGACCACTTCCGGCGGTACGGATGGAAGTCGCCGCCCTCGATCGGCTCGAGCCCTGCACGCGCCTCCGCGCGCTCGAGCAGTGACGTCGCATACTGCCGGCGCCACGGCTGGCCGCGACGCTTCGGCGCCTCGAACAGGTAAACGTCACCGATGGCACCGCGGATCCGGAGCGCGCGCTGGAACAGCTTCCGCCCGCGCGGCGAGAGCGGAACCCAGTGCCCCTCCTCGTCATGCTTCTCTGCGGCCTTCCACACACGGCCGTCCGGCGCGCCCCTTCGCGCGCGCAGGTCCACATGACTCACCTTCACCGCACACAGCGCGGACACGCGCCAGTCGAGCTCATGGCCGATCAGGCCGAAGAACACGCGGAAAAGCCCCGTCGGCTCGACGTACGGCGTGTGCCGGTAGATCGTGAGATACCGCTCCATCGACGCGGCCGGCTGCGCGGGGTTTCTGGTCACCGGTCGCTTGAACGTCGCGATTGGGTTCTTCCGGATCATGCGGCCGTCGACCGCCCAGTTGAGCACGGTCTGCAGGAACACGATGTCGGCGCCGATGGTTCCAGGCTTCGGGTTCTCCGACAGCTTCCGCATCACGCCGCGACCATCGGCGCGCTCGACGACAGGGAGCTTGATCTCTCCACGCCGTCGCATGCGGACGAACCGCTTCATGTCGTTGTTCGTGATGTGACGGACTTCCGGATCCCGATCGAAGAACGCGAGCCAGAGCTCCACACGGCGTCGATCTTCCGCGGGCTGCTGCCCCTTCTTATGTGGGGTCTCCTCGTTCTCGTAGCGCGAGAGCAGCACGCTGATGCGCATCTTCCCGGCACGCGTGGTCTCGCGTGCTGCACGCCGCCTGGCTGCGAGCTTCAGCGCTTCCGCCTCCGCGACCTGCCAGTCGCGGTGGCCGAGACTCACCTTGTCGTAGCCCCCATCTTTGCGCGGCACGAACAGGTAGAGCGGCCCGCCGTCAACGCGCTCGCCGAACTTCACCTTGCAACCGTGTGACCCTGCCTCTTTCCGGATCGGCATGTTCACGTCCTCCCTCTCGAACTGGTGGCAACAGCCCTTCGGCTGAACCGGTCCAAGGTGGAGGGTGATCCCGGCTCCTGGGAAGGTGCCGCGGCGCGCTTCCGGTGCGGCTGGACCTTGGAAACGTCGCCCACCGTGAGAGTTACGCGGCCCGAGCGGACTGCCCGCGTGACGCTGTCCGGATGGACGCCGGCCGCCTGGGCGAACGCCGCTCGGCCAATCGGTGTGGACTCCAGCTCTGCGAGGTCGGTCTCGAGGTCCGCGGCCACATTCAGCAGCAGGCGTGCAGCGCTACGTTGCCCGTATGCACGGAGCAGGTCAGCGTCTGCGCGTAGCTTCTGAATGCGGGCGCTAGGCGTCATACCGTCGGCATCTCCCGCACACGCAGATCCTCCGGCCACTCGCGCACGTCGCCGCCCTTCGTGTCGCGCACCTGGACGCGGACATCTCCTCCCTGATACGAGAAGTCACCCGTTACGCGGTCGGGGTCGATGCCGTCGGGCCATGCGGACGGCGTGTCTCCGTCAAATCCGTTGTCGTTCCGGCAGTGGATGTTCGCGCCGAGTTGCTTCACGAACACGGCGGTGCCCGACTCCTTGCACTGCGCAATCAGGGAACGCGCCCACGAAAGCCTGAACGGCCGCGCGCCGAGCCCGCTCTCCCCGCCGACGATCACCCAATGCAGGCCGCATGGCTCGCACGCGCTGTGGTCGTGCCACTCGCCATCGTCCGGAGCTTCACAGTCGGGATCGCCCTCGGGGCATTCGTCGCTCCCGGAGATGATCCACGGCGTGAGGTTCACGGCTCCGAGAAGCGGCTCGCACGACAGGAAGCGAATCGCGGCGGGCGTTTGCAGCAGGAGCGGCACGCGCTCGTCCGCTGCTACCTGGTGTTCGACGGATGTGCCGATATGCACGTTCGGAATTGGCCACACGAAATCCCGGCAATCGGGCTGGACGGTCGCGCGGTAGTCGTCGATCGCACGGACAAACTCGTCCGAGGTGAGCAGGTCGCGCATGCGCAGCGTCCGCTTCGTCAGCACTTGGAAGGTGTGGTGCGACGCGAGCTGCATGACCGCGAACACCTGGGCGATGTAGTCGTCGGGTACATCCTGATGAAACAGGTCGGTCATGCTGTTCACGAAGATCATCCGCGGCCGCTTCCACCGGATCGGCTGATCGATGTTCACGAGTCGCCATTCGATCTTCGACAGATTGCCGACGCGGTACAGGTGTCCGTTGCCGAGTCGCACGTTCAGCTTCTCCGCATAGCAATGCGTGCAACCGTCGCTCACCTTCGTGCAGAACCAGCCACGCTTGCCGGTATCGCGGTCAAATGCCGCGAGCGGATTCCACGTCGCCTCGGTCCACTGGATCGGGCTCTTGTCACCCATGCCGCACCATCGCTTCCGTCGAACCCGCGAAGCGCTGTCGCACCGTCGCGCGCCAGTCCATCGTTCGCAGCGCAGACGGCCTGAGGCCGAGCACGCGTACGCACCGGTTCGACATATCGAACGGTGAGGGGTAGCCGTGCCGGGTCGCGACGACATGCAGCGGCTCGCCCTTGTGCAGCTCAGCGACGGCTGGAAGCAACTGCGCGAGCTGGACGTAGAGCCCCGGCCGCAGCACACCTGTCTCGCGGCAGTGGCGGGCCAGTGTCCGCCGGGATACTCCCACGCGCGCGGCCCATTCCTTGGGCCAGCGACAGCCCGCCAAGTGTTCGGCGTGCGGCGGCAGCGGGACTCCGGCTTCGAGAAGCAACGCCTGCGGGTTCCCCGTGGACTCAGCCATGACGCGCCTCCTCCCGATCGAGGATCCGGTTGATCGCCGTCGCGTGCTTCATGATGGCCGACCACCGCCAGGACACGCCCAGCAGCTTGAACGCCTCGTTCCGGGCATCGGCGGCGAGCCGCTTCGCCTCCGTGATCTGACCCCGTCGACGTCGATCCTGCACGCTCATCATGGCCAGCCGGAACCGCTCTAGGATGCGGCCGCGGCTGATGCGATGGCCGGACTTGGACCGGAGCGCGTATTCGTTCGTCATGAGCCCGAGGAGGTCTGTCATGCTGCCACCAGCTCGGCCTCATCGGCCTTCGGCATGTTCGCCGCGACGCGCGTGCAGCCGGCGTCCTCATCGTACGCGAGCTCGATGATGTGATCCGCGCACGTGCGGGTCTCCTCGACGTGGCTGATCAGGATCACCTGGCTGAACCGGTCGCCCAGCTCCCGGATCAGATTCAGCACGTTCCCGCGGCGGGTCTCGTCGCTGGACAGAAAGGGTTCGTCCAGCCAGAGGAGCGATACCGGATGCCCGGCGCGCTGCTCGCTCATCACGCTGATTGCGATGCGCTGCGCCAGCGCCGCCAGATCTTCCGTCCCGCCGGACACCACCGCTTCGTCGACGCCGTCCTTCTGCAGCGTAAGCGAGAAGTCCTCGTTGACGGTCACCGTCGGGTGCCGGCCATCGGTGAGGACATTGATCAGCCCAGAGATCAGCTCCTCCATCTCCGGCCGAACCGCTGCCGCCTGCGCCGCCCGGAAGTCGTCCAGGCGCGTCGCCGCGCGCTCGTGCGTCTGGATCTGCTGCTCCAGGTCCTTGAGCCCTGCCGCGCGCGTGTCGTGCGTCGCGAGCGCCTTCGACGCCCGGCCCTGCCAGTCGACCGCAGCCTTCAGTTCCGCCTCTGCCGTCGCCAACCGCGTCGTCAGCGTGCTCAGCTCTTTCGCGGCCACGTCCGCAGCCCGCACTGCCTGTTCGTGCGCGATCGAATCGAAGGCGAGGGCGACGATTGCGTTATTCGCCTGATGCAGCTTGTCGACGGCCCCGAGTGACGCCTTTTCCCATTCCTCGATCTGCCGGCGGAGCGTGTCTCGTCCGCCGGCCTTATTCCGCAGCCCCGCGATCCGCCCAGGTACACGCGGGTTGTTCGGGATACCGGCGACCCGTTCGATGTCCGCGACGATCGACTTGAGCTCCAGCTCGTCGACGGTGCCGGCGGACGGCAGCTTGTCGAGCCGCTCCCGGTACTCACCGAGCTGCGTGCTGATGCGTTCGATCTGCGCTGCAATCCGCGGACGGTCGGCCGCGGCGGTCTCGGCCTTCGTCTGCTGCACGCGAAGCGCCCGGACCGTATCCTCCGCCGCACTGACATCCTCCTCAGCGAGCAGTTCGTCGTCCGACTTTTCGTCCCCGCAGTAGGTGTCCGCGACCTTCACGGCCTCGATGTGCCGCCGATTCGCGTCCGCCAGCTCCGCCTCCAGCCGATCGAGCACGAGCCCGAGCGTGTCGCTCAGCGTACGCAGGCAGGTCGGGCAGACGCCTTCTGCGCCGGCGTCCTTAATTGCCGCAATCTTGCGCGCGGCCTTGTTGATGTCCTGTTCCGTGCTGCGCGCAAGAGCGACCGCTTGGCCCCGTTCGGAGGCGATCCGCGCGCGGACCGCTGTGAGCGCCTTCGTATGCGCGTCGTGCAACGCCCGTGCATTCTTCAACGCCTCGGGGTCGAAAGCGGCGATCGTCGCATCCAGTTGTGCGAGTGTCGCCTTGGCGGTATTCAGGTCCATCTCGGCGCTCGCGATCGACGAAACAACGCCCGCTCGCTCGGAGGCCCGGTCCTTCACGCGCTGGATCTCATCCCGCCGGGATGTCAGGCTCGCGAGATCCCGCTCCGCCAGCATCAGCTCCGCATGCGCCTCGTCCGCGTCCTCGAGCTGCGTCATCAGCGTGGTGAGCTTCTCCTGGGCCTCGGCCTCGCGGCGCGTCGCATCCCGCACATCCGCCTGCAGCTCAGCGTACCGCTCCGCGTCTGCAGCGAACGCACCCGCGGCAGCGCGGGCTGAGTCTGCAGCGGCGCTGGCCAAGCTGCGGTCAGTCACGAGCCCCGCGACCTGATCCGCCGCAGCTGAATGCGCTTGGCGAGCGGACTCCAGTTCCGTCTCGAGCGGCTCACGTTCACCGAGGCCAACCCGCTGTCCGTCGCGCTCGCGCTTCATCTCGTTCATGCGCTTCCGGCACCCCTCGAGCGCGCGATCGAGCACGTTGAGACCGAGTACTTCGCGCACGAACTCCTGCCGCGGCGCCGGCTTCAACGTCGCCAGCGCAGTCAGCTCCTTCTGGAGGCAGACATGGCTGCGCGTGAACTCGTCGAAGGACATCCGCAGGACCTGCGTGCGGAGGTAGTCATTCACCGGCGTCGTGCCGGCCGCGATCGGTGCACCGCCCGTCGAGAGATAGAGATGCGCGGTGTCCTCGGTGCGGTTCACGATGTACGTGGATCCGCCGATTTCGAACGTCAGCTCGGCTACTGCCTTCCGCTTGGCGGGTGAGCGCTTCCAGCGGAAATCCTCGGCGCTGGACCGGAGCGCGTCCTTCGCGCCGAATAATGCCCAGAGCACGCATTCGAGGACTGTGGACTTCCCCGCCTCGTTCGCGCCGAGGATGCCGGTGATGCCCGTGCCCGGAAACACGATGGTCGTGTCGGCATGTTGCCGGCAGTTCTGCAGGCGCAGAGAAACGAGCCTCATGCGACACCTCCAGCCGCGGCCAGGTACTCGAGTGCGCATTCCCGCACCGGCTCCGGATCCTCCGCGAAGAACTGCTCGGCCGACACACCAATCGGTTGCGAAGCGCGCTCCCGGCGGTCGCCGGCCGCTACCCGCTCTCGCGCGGCGAATGAGATGTCCAGCTGGAAGTGGAACGTCAGCGCCTTGAGCGCGCGGACCAGCTTGGCATCGATCTGCATCCGCTCCTCTCGCGGAAAGCCGTCGACCTTCAGGCGAACGATGGCATCTCGGTATTCGGGCTTCGTCGCGAGATCGCTCAGCATGATGTTCAACTCTGCGGCGTTTACTGCCTTGTCCATCAGCGGCCAATGGGGGGCGGCGACATCAAATACGGGACGCGTCGGGATGTCGCGGAACTCGAGCTCGTTGGTTTCGGTGTCGTAAACCACGACGCCCTTCGGTGCGGTCTCGGGCCACATGTTCGAGCTGGTCCGCTCGATCGACCCGGAGTAGAACGCCAGCCGCGTCGGATGAAGCCGCGTGAACTCGTGGTAATCCCCTGCTGCTATGACGTCCCAGGCTTCTGCGTGACGGCCCACGTCGATCGACACGTCACCCGCGTAGAAGCGAGGCAGCGCGCCGTCCGCTTCGGACGTTCGGACAGCCGCGTGGATCAGCATCACGTTCACGTCGCAGTCCGGGTCCGGATCGATCGAGTCCAAGCCTGACTCGGCCAGCGCGACGAACGGGTAGCAGGCGACGTTCACCCGCTCGCCCGCGCGCGTCGTGAAAACGACCCGCTGAGTGTCCGTCACGATGTGGATGCGCTGGTGGCCGTCCGCGAGCACCACCGGCGATAGGACTTGGACGGTCTTGCTCCCGTCGTGGTTCCCCGGAATGACGATCACGCGCGCCGCGGTGTTCTCCGCAATGCGGCGGAGGCCGAGCTGCAGCGCGCGCTTCGCGTAGTCGGACACGCGCGCGTGATGGAGGCAGTCACCGGCGACGGTGACGAGATCGGGCTGTGCCGTGATGATCGTGTCGACCGCGCGATCCCACGCGATCTCCACGTCCTGCTCCCGGGCGTTCCTGCCCCCCCGCAACGTCGGGAAGGCAGAGAACCCCAGGTGCAGGTCGGCTACTGCGGCGCCCCTCACTCAGCTCTCCTGGATGTGCTTCAGGAGGGCAATGAGACCCGACAACGTAGCCGGCTCGCCGCCCAGCTCGTTCATCTGGCAGTACTCTGCGATTGTCTCGCAGCCGGCGTCACCGACGTACCGCATAATCGCTTCGCGTGTCGGGGCCTCGAGGATCTTCCGCGCGCGCTCGAAGTCCTCGCGCGTCCACTTCGACGTGGATTCGGGGAGTCCGTGTTCCGCCTGCCAGGCCTTGCGGTCATCCTGCGTAATGCCCGCCGCGCGCAGCGTGCCCATAAAGCCCTTCCGCAACCTGTCGCGATCGGCCTCTGACAGCAGCTCGGTGCCCGCCTGCTGCGAGTCATCATCTTCCGCCGGATCGGCGGGCCGCGTCGCATTCGTATCCCCGCGGTCGAGGTCCTGCACCGGGAGCGGACGGGGGCGGCCAGCTACGGCCGCGGTCGGTTCGCCGTTGCCGGTGGCCACCGCGTTTCCGCCCGCGCTGATCTGCCTGCGCTCGGCCTGGTCTTCCTCCAGCATGTGCCACTCCGCCTCGATTGCACGGCCGGCCTGCTCGATCGCTTCCTCGAAGTTGTCGTACCAGGTCGGGAATGCCGACTTGCCGCAGCGACGATACGCGCGCGAACGAGCGGTCTTTTCCGGCTCCGCCTTGCCGACAGGATCATTGCGCCCCGACGTGACCCAGTTCGCCTCGCGCACGACCCGGATGTACTGCTCCGGGTTCTGCACGCGGCCGTTCTTCAGGTCATCGAGCGGCGCGTTCGGGATGTAGCGGCGGATGCGGACCTCGTATGCCGCAAGCGCGTTGTCGGGCACGCCCCACTCCGCGCGCGCCGCTTCGATCTGGCGAGCCACCTTGAGGATCTCCTGCACCTCAGCAGTCGGCTCCGGCAGTCCCAGGTCCTTCGCCTCCTGCAGCGCCGCCTTGGCCTGTGCGCGCAGCAGCTGCGCGCGCTTCAGGTCGAGGTTGATGATCTCGTCATCGATGAAGTGGACGTCGCCACTGACGCGATTGTGGTAATAGTTCGCGTTCAGATACGGCTTGCCGCCGAGGATGTCGACGTCCGTGATGGGGTTTGCCCGGACCATGACGCAGTACTTCGACACGGCCGCCCGGGTGGCGGGCGACATGTTGGCGCCGCGAATATTGCCCCACTCGCAGCCCATGATCATCGCGTCCATCTCGGCGAGGGTCTTCTTCTCGGCGATCGCGAGGTACCCTGCGCGCTTGAACTGTTCGATCTTGGCCTGATCCGCCGAATCGAGCTCTGCGCCGCGTCGCTCCAGCATGGCGACGCCGGTTCCCGTCTCGTTACCCATGGATTGCTCCTTCTTTCAGAATGCGCGGGCTCGCGAAGATCGCGTATACCTCGCGCTTGATTTCAGTGTGTTCGATCAGCATGTCTGTCAGCTCGTCCGCAACGCGCCGGTACAGCGCAGCGTCCTCAGCGGTGTCTGCCCGCGCAGCGAGCTCCTCCGACCGGATCCGCATCCGCATTGCGATCGCGGCCGGGTCCGTTGCTTCCTGTACCAGGACCGCGAGGGTCAGATGAACCATCAGCTCGAGTTCCCGATTGCTTCTCTTACTCATCGGACAGGACGCCTTCGCCGCCGCACTCGCCACAGCGGACCTCGACGTCCATCGCAACCGTCGGAATCAATTCGTTCCGATAGTCCTCATGGTATCCGTCATCGACGGACACCTGGCGCGTGACGGTCCCCTCCCCTTTGCAGTTCGGGCAGAGGTCAGCAGCGGTCGACGCGACATCCGCCATTTACGCAGCGCCGTTCTGCATCGAGCGCCGCGTGCTGTACAGCCGCCGCTCTATGGGAAAACGAATGACCTTTGCGGGTTCACCCTTGCGGAGGCGGCCTGCGAGGAATGACCAGCGCGGCTTCCTCTTTCGACGAAACAGATTGACCAGAGACATGAGGTCCTCTATCGTTCAAGTGTTGTCCGGCTCGTCCGGACCCGCCGCCAGCTCAGTGTCTGCCTTCCCGGGTGTCACTGGTCTGGCGGTTCTGCTTTGTATAGCGGGGGTGGGAATCGAACCCACCGTACCGAGGGTATGGGCCTCAGCTGTCCACCAGTTCAGCTCCCCGCAGGTCTCGATATCACGTCGTGGCCGTTCTGCGTGCCCGTGCGGCACGATCGACCAGGATCCTCCGCTCTATGTCCTTCAGCCCGGCCTCGACACGTCGCAGATCGCGTGTGAACTGCGGCAGATGGTACCGAGCGATATCTCCGTACTCAGCGCATGCTTCGTCGTCATGCGGCTGTACCTGCGGGAGCGCGACCGCCACGATCGCGATGATGCCGATCCCGACGCCGGCACAGATCCAGAGAGCGCGATTCACGCGGCCCTCGCGATCTGCCGGCGTTCGGTCTTGTCCCGGCGCAGGACCGTCAGCAGCGTGTTCGCGTGCCCGATGTAGCGCTCGAGTTCAGCGATCCATATATCCGAATGCTTCTCGCGGTCGAGCAGTGCCTGGACGCCGGCCCAATCCTCATCGCAGTCCGATGCCTGCTCGGCAACAACCGCTTCCGGAAACGTCGGGAGGTCGTCCGCGTAGACCTCGGTCATCACCGAAGTCCAGTGCGCAATGACGCGCTCGGCCTTGGCGCGCGGGACACCCGCCGCATACAGCGAGAGGATGAGAACGTCGCCGCGCAGGATCAGGTTCGAAGAGCAACCGTTTCGCATGCGGGCGAGCGCGGACCGGTGCATGAAGCCGGTGATTTCGAAGTCGGCGCCTTCCCTGCCATCGGTGATGTCTGTGAGAAGCAGCGCATCTTCGATCCGCAGGCTGTCCAACCTGGCCTGCAACGCGGCGTGTCCGAATTGCTTCTCACCGCCCATGGTCGGCCTCTATCGTTCCCGGCATGGTCACCTCACGCGCACCACCACCGAGTTCCGCAGCTGCGACCTGCGCGATCAGTTGCTCCGCGACGTCAATGCGGAGCGATACCGTCAGGGAGTTGCCGCAGGCTGTGCACGTGACCGCCGCGCGCGGCGGATTGAACATCTCGAGCGGCCACATTCCGTCGAACCGGAGGCTGTCCGTCGGATGCGCGCACGGGATCGTCGCCTCGCGGCGTTCCACGGACTGCGCACGCAGCTCCATCGCCATGCGCACCTGGCGCGGCAGGCCGGGCTGCTTGAGGCCCCAGCGGAGGAAGCGGAGCTCTGTTGCGAGTTCCTCGGAGAAGGTCTCGCCCGCGAGTGTGGGGGCTAACTCAGGCATTGGAGCTGCCTTCCGATGTGTCTCCATCGGCATCGAGGAGGGCGTCGATTTCGTCTCGCGGGATGTCGAAGTCGGCTGCCAGGCGCTCGCGCACCTCGGGGTATTCGCGCGTCCCGGAGAGCGTCATGTGGACTTGCGCGGGATAGAGCCCGTGGGACTGCGCCCAGCCTTGAATCGTCCCGTTTCGATTGACCACCAGTGCACGCAGCTTCTCTCTCCCGCTCAGCAGCGTGACGATCAGTCCATCGACTCGAAGTGCGTTGCCTGTGGCCATCTGGGCGTCTTACCTTGCTTCGTGTTTCGTTTCGTTCGATACGGATAACGTGGCACATCATAGCGGTTCATGGCGGAAGGTGCAAGGGGTTCGTGGCGGAATCTGGCGAGAGGGCTCTTATTGATCGATTCAAGGTCGTCGCCGCCCAGGCGTCGGCCGAGGACATAGAGAGACGGTTCGGGCTTCCGTCCCGTACCGTATATCGTTATATGGCAAAGGATTACTATCCCACCCGGCGTATGAACGACGAGGTTCGGGGGCCCATGGTGCGCGCCGTCGAGACCTTGGAACGGGAACTCGGCATCGACCGCCATCTAGTGTCACGTGGAACAGGGGCGGGGGTGGTCCCGGAAGCTGCGGGGTCCTACGCGACGGACGCGGTCGAGGAGTTGCTGGACCTGATGGGGGTCAGTGGCGGCCTCCGGACCGCCTTCCGGCGCTATTCACCGGGGGACCTGGTCAAGACCGTCTATGGAGTCGCTGTCGATGACGGATGGAAAAAGGACAAGCTGGCGGCGCTCGACCGGATCCGAGACAGAATACTCGGCTCCACCGACCAGCCGGCCGAGTAGTCTCGAGCGTCGCGTGCTGCGCGCCGTCACTTGGGCGCGAACGGTGGTGCCCGAGTACGCTCGGGGATTCCCCGTATCAGACGCGGACACAGACCGGCTTGCAGGTGCAGCCAATCTCCGGGTCCACACGATTGAAGGTTTGAGTGTGCCCGCTCTGTTGACCTTCCCGTTCGGTGACCGGGGTCTCGTTCATTTCCGCCTGGCGCTGCAGCCTGGCATCCGGGGTTCAGCTCGACGCTACATCATTCTGCACGAGACGCAGCACATCCGCGCCGGCGACGTCGAGGAGGAGGGGCCGGTCATCATGCACCATATCGATCCTCTTCCGGCGCGTGCGAGCCGACCAGCGACCTCTTTGCCCTCTGTGGAATGCTCGACGAGGTGCACCTGGGCCAAGGTGAGGAATGGGTAGAGTCGAAAATTCGCGAGATGGTTCCGCTCGAGGACCGAGGGTGGCAGGACTACCGGATTCGTGATCTCGCGCCGCGTGTCATTCGCATGCGCGCACTCATCGATCATTATCTGGATTAGGGAAAGCATGGATCCCAGGATGGTGCCGCACCCTCTCGAGCGTGCCGCCGTTCGGTCGCTCGTGGCTCGCCACGGCGCAGCCTTGAACGCCGCAGCCTCGGCGGGGCTGAACATGCACCAGGTGGACATTGACAATACCGACGAGGCACGACGTTTCGCTGCACTCCTATCCGAAGTCGACGCGAAGCGTTTCTGGGATATGTACGCCGAGGAACTGCAGGCATGGGCGGCCCACACCAATGCTGAGACAGAGCGCATTGTTGCGGCATCCGCCGTGGACAGCCCCAAAACGCAGATCGCCAAACTGGTCGCATTCGTGATCGTGGCGATCGTCCTGTGGATGCTGATCGTTCCATGAGCGGTTGCCGGGAGGACATGTATCTCCTGGTGGACTGCGAGTGCTCGCCATTCACCGAGCGGGACGTCATCGAAGCATGTCTCCTCGAGATGAGGAGAAGCCGACTCGAGTGGAGCTGTAATCCCCGGGCGGTGTGCGACCTGACGCACGCGATCGAGCGGATGGAGCTCTATCTGCTCATGCGAATCGATCGCGGCTTATACAATTAGGAGCGTTTGAATGCTGTCCATGGGCACGGGGGATCGGCCTTCGAGGCTGAACAGGTTCGCCGTCACGGCGCTCGGGGCTCTAGCGATAGGTGTGATTGGAAGTGGAATCTGGGATCTCATCGCGCGGCCCGGCCTCAATCGCGTAGCATCCGCAATATCCTACGGTGTTACGCTCGGCTCTCGGTATGTGCGTGATCTTCCCTACTCCGCGGCAGCACTAGATCCCCGTCCTCTCCCGGGGATGGTGATACTATACCTAATTATCATGCTCCCATCGGTTGCGGTCGGAGTCTTGTTCAGTAAACCCAAGGCTCGCCGTTTGACGCGAAAGCTTGAGATGCGCGTAGAACTCGAGGGCGAGCGGGGCGACGTGGATACACGGGCTGAGCGGATGGCGCGCGTCTACAGGAAAGAGCTACGAAAGCTCCAAGCCTTGCTATTCATTTTGATTGGAGCGGTTACACTTTTCGGCGTTGTTTCCTACAACATCATAGATAAGGCAATGATTCTTCATCGCACGTTTGAGAGTAACATTCTCATACTAGCGCCTCATCTCGACGACAATGCCGAAGCCAACCTACGAGCAATGTTCGCCAGCATGGACAGTGCTGAGGACTACGTCGCTGTCAGAACGAGTATGATGGATGCCGCCCGCGCCGCGGGAGTGTCACTTCGGGAGGAGACTCCGTGACCCGTTTTGTTGAACGCCCGTCCGGCACATGGGAGATCGCATACGAGCTGGAGCCGATCGGCGGCCGCATGGCGCTCGAGCGCGGGAACCCCACTTGGTGGGTCGGGCTTCGCCGAACGGACCGTCACCGCTGGTATTCAGGGGTGATTCCGGTGGATCCGGATGTGGACAGCGAGGAACTGTTCGCGGCGATCGGGGAGTTGGTCGAGAACGCGAGGCGGAGGGACGCCTCGTCAGCTACCGTTGGAGGGAGGGTCGGGTCTTGAAGCGCGTAACAATGAAGGTAGCATCCGACCACGTTCACGCGCTCACGAACGCCCGCCCCGTTGTCGCCTTGGCGGAACTGGTTTGGAATGCGCTCGACGCTGATGCGACGCTGATCCGGGTCGATTTTGACCAGAGTCTGTTGAACGGGAGCATCGCCGGCATAACGGTCACCGATAACGGTACAGGGATGACCGAAGCTGACGCCGAGGCGGGCTTTGGGAGCATTGGCGGTTCATGGAAGAGAAACCGTCAGAAAACTCGCACGCGCGGCCGAACCATTCATGGGAAGGAAGGCAAAGGCAGGTTAAGGGCCTACGCACTAGGTGAGGACGTCGAGTGGAGAACCGTCACGGGGGAACCTGGTCGCCTGCAGGAGTTCAGAATCAAGGGATCAAAGCAGGATATCCGTCAATTCGACATCTCCGATTCGATCCCGAGCGATGATACCCAGACAGGAACCACGGTGTCTATCGGCAGCGTGCGTCCCAACCTTGCGCACCTTTTGAAGCAATCGACCCGCGAAGAACTGCTGGAGCTCTTTGCACTATATCTCCGCAACTACCCGGACATCTCGGTCGTATACCACAAGAGCCGCCTGCATCCAGCAGACCTTGAGCTGCACGTTCAAGAATACAGGCTTGATTCCGTACAGGTTCCGGGTGGCACATGGATCCACGACATGGTGCTAACGATCGTCGAGTGGAAGACCGAATTTAGTAGATCGTTGCATTTGTGTGACGCGAATGGGTTCTCTTTGTTCTCTTTCCAGCCGCGGATTCATGCGCCGGGGTTTTCGTATACTTGCTATTTGCGAACCTCTTATATTAAGGAACTCGAAGAAGCCAACTTGTTGGAACTGGGACCAGAGAATCCGGTGCTTGAGCCCATTGTTGCCGCCGCGAAAAAGCAGCTTCGCGATCATTTTAGAGCGCGCGCGGCAGAGCAACGAGCGGATCTCGTGGAGGAATGGAAGCGAGACAAGGTATACCCGTATCAAGGCCAGCCGAGGGACGTGGTCGAGCAGGTCGAACGGCAGATGTTCGACGTTCTCGCGATCAACGTCAACAACTATATGCCTTCGTTCGCAGAGGCAGATCCCACCAGCAAGAAGTTTTCGTTCGAACTACTTAAAGGCGCCCTTAAGGAGAACCCAGAAGCGCTGCAGCGCATCTTCCGCGATGTCTTGGCCTTGCCCTCGGACAAACAGAATGAGCTTGCCCGACTTCTAGAACGGACATCACTCTCGGCGGTCATTGAGGCCGCCAATATGGTTGCGGAACGGTTGGAGTTTATCCGCGGGCTAGAAATCCTGCTTTACGATCCTGTCTCAAAGAAAACCCTACTCGAACGTAAGGAACTGCATCGGATCCTAGCGCGAGAGACGTGGATATTCGGAGAGGAGTACAATCTGACTGTCGACGATGAGTCATTGAATGAAGTGCTTCTCCAGCATCGATCCACGCACCTGCGGCCAGTAGAGGACCCACTTCAGGACGAGGGCGAGAAAACAGATGCCCATGTTCCCGTGGTGCGCAGCGATGGATCCGACGGTATCATCGACTTGATGTTGTCACGGCTCATCTACCATCAGGATGCCAGCAAGCGAGAGCATTTGGTTGTCGAGCTAAAACGACCCAGGCAGAAAATCACTCCGAATGTGGCTCAACAGATTAAGAGCTATGCCTTGGCGGTTCAACGCGACGAGAGATTTCGGGATCTTGAAACGAAGTGGGTGTTCTGGGCTGTCTCGAATGACATCCATCCCGACGTACGTAGTGAGATTCAGCAGGACAACCGGCCACGCGGTATCCTCTACCAGAACTCCCAGCTGCGGATGACGGTGTGGGTCAAATCATGGTCAGAGGTCATCAACGACTGTAAGGCGCGCTTGAAGATGTTCGAGGAAAAGCTGCAGTTTACCGCTGATCGTGCGGCAGGATTGGACTACCTCAAACGCACGCACAGCCAGTACCTTCCTGATCATCTTAAATCCGCTACGCCCCCCAGCTGATCGGAATCCCTTCCCGCGCCACTGACGGCGTCCCTTCGATGGTGCCGGTCGCCTCGATCGTGATCACCGGTGCGTCGACGTCCGGGATGACGTAGTCGTACTGGTAGACGCCCAGGCTGGGGTGTGAGCCGCCGGCCTCCATCAGGTTGATCGGGCTGCCGATCGCCTTCTTCCCCTTCATCGGCTGGATCATGACCGGCGTGCTCGAGTCGGCCAGCTCCCCTACCGTTGCCGGAGGCACGGGGAAGGCGCGGAACGTGAAAGTCAGCCGGACGGTGGACCCGATTCTGGCCATTATTCGACTCCGATGGTGAGACCGCGCTCGAGCACTGTGATCGATGTGTCACGGGTGAGAGCCTCTGCAGTGGCTGTTCTCTCGAGCAACGTCAATGTGATGGTGCCAGGCCGCGGAATTTCCGGAGCGTCGCCCAGCCTGGCTCGCAACTCGATTGTTCGGCCGACCAGCATGCGCACGTTCGCGGATGTACCGAGACTGCGGCCGGTCAGTTCACGCAGGCTCGCCGAGAAGGACCCGGTCCTCTGGACGGTGCCTCGGATGTCACTCGAGGCCGTGACACTCCTTCCGGCCGGGCCCCGGACCCCGCCGCCGACTGTCAGATCCCTTCCTGATGCGGCGCGCACATTGGCGGCGACCGTGCCTGAGCGGGTGACAGTCGCCCGGACGCTCGCAGCGAGCTCCGCTTCCTGACCGGCAGTGGTACGGATCGAGGCGGCGAACTCGATCGATCGGCCGACAGTCCCGGCCACCCCCTCGACATCCGCAGCGACGCCCAGGTCGCGTCCGACCACGTTCCTGATGTTCGCGGTGGCTTGCGCGGATTGCCCCGCCGCGGCGCGCACATTGGCGTCGAGTTGCGCATCGCGGCCGGCGAGATCTCGCACCGAGGACTCGAACGTTCCCGATCGGCCCGAGGCGTTCCGAACGTTGGCGGCCGATGTGATAGACCGGGTCGCCGTTGCCCGTACGTTTGCCGTGTGCGTGACCGACCTGGTCGACGTGCCGCGGACATTCGCAGTCGAGGTTGCTGACCGTCCGATCGCATTCCGGACGCGGGCCGTCGACGTGAGATCTCGGCCGACAGGCGTCGTGCTGCTGAGTGATTGGGCCGAGAAGTCGTCCGCGCGCGAAGCGTTGATATTCGAGCGAGCGTACCAGATGCCAGGCTGGCCCGTCGTGTATGTGGAGTCCGTGGCGGTCGCGACTGCGACTCCATTCACATAGACCGTGAGGGTATTCCCCTCTGCCCTGAACCGAACGACATCGCCAGCCACTGCATCGATGATCTGAGTACTGCCGCTGATCTTTGTCATCGACGCAGCGCTGGCGAAGCGGTATATGCCTCGGGAGGCTTCCGCGACGCCGTCCAGCCAGAACAGGTAGCCGGTGCCAGCTGTCGATCCGCGCACCACCATGCCGATGATGTCGCCGGTGCCGACGGATACGACGGTAAACTGCGTTTCCTGGTCGTCTCCGAAGTCCTCAGCAGACGTCTTCACCAGAGCCATCGAGAGATCACCATTCCCTCGAAAGCCATTGCTGAAGATGTTGCAGAGGTTGAATCCGGTGACGGTATCGTAGTTCGTAGTGCCTACGGTACCGTCAGCCCGGTTGAAATTGTCGGAGAACGCCATTCAGCTCACCAGCCGGGGTTGACCCGGAAGATCTCCAAGTTCCGGATATGGAAGTCGGTCTGCTGCGTGAAGCCGCTGTTGCTCCAGCCCATCAGGTAGCCGTGCCGGAAGTAGTTCAGATTCGCGCCGGCCGAGACCATGTTGTACGGCCCGGTCTGCACGAATAGCTGACCGTTCTTCCACACCCGGACACCGCCGTCCCTCGCGATTCGAGCATGGATGCGGACCTTCATCCATTTCCCGAAGTCGGCAGGCGTGACGAAGTTCGACGCCTCGAACCAGCCGCGCTCCGTGTTCCGCCGCGGGTCGTCGCCGTGGATGGAAATGATTGCGAGGCGCGAGGACGTGTCCGACTGGCGCTCGAGCGACAGGTAGAACTGCGCGTCCCGCCCGCCGCTGTACGTCTCCGCCCAGAGCGTCATGAATTTGTTATTCGTGGGAGCACCGCCGCGGTGCTGGTAGTTGAGCGGCACATGCCACTCGTACTCCATCCACACCTCGGTCGGGGCTGACGCAGCGTCCGGCGTCAGCTGCAGGCGCAGCTCGCTCCAGCCGTCCTCGCCGATCGGGTTCGCCCGATAGCGGAACCGCAACGCAGGGCCACCGTCGAACGTGACGCGCGACACCTGGTTGAACTCCGTCCAGCGCCCGGTGCCCGTGAGTGTTGTGCCGTCGTCCGCGAAGAATGGCGACCCCGTCGACGGCGGAGCCGGCGGTACCGGCGCAGGCGCTGGCGCCCGGCCGAGCAACTGATCGAAGTACGCAATCGAGCTCGTGCACTGCGTGATGCTCGAGCGCACGAAGCCGCGGGAGCGGATGAGCTCCGTGAACTGCACGTCGCGCGTCGCCGAATCCGCGGCGACGGCCTTTGTCAGCTGCGTGTCCGCGGCCTTCGCGGCGCCGCAGGCACTCACCATCTTCGCGCGCAGGCTGTCCGCCTGCGCACGCGTTTGTGCAGCTGCAGGAAGTGCAATGGCCAGCAGCGCCAGTACGACCAGGGCTGCCACCTTCACGATGCTTCTCGGATTCCATGTCATGCGGCGGTGTCTCCCTCGACGCGCAGGGTGACGCTGTCGGCATCCACCGCAGCGGTTCCTGCTGTGATTGTGCGACGGACCCAGATCGCCACGACCGACTGGGCCGGGATGCTGGCGATAACCAGCCCGCCGGCTTTGTCAGTCGGCGCGCTGAACGAGACGCCGGACGGAGCGGTGGTCTCGTCCGCGATCTCGGCCGCCTGGGCCGAGGCGCTTCCCTTTGCCGTGACGCCAGCGGGGTCCAGGCCGATCGCCCATGCGGCGCCACCCGCCGCATCCGCGCTGATCCACGCACGCACGGGAACGAGCAGCGCGAGCGTCGCGTGGTTGTTGTGCACGAAGAAGCAGCGATACTCGACCCGGCCTGCCGCGGCCTCGTCGCCCGAGATATCGTCGAAGAGGTTGTTCAGCGGCGTGCCCAGGTCGATGGCCGTGGTCGAGATGTACTTGCCGAGCGATGCCGCGGGCGTGCTCGAGCCTGCGTCGCCGGCAGAGCCTGCAGTGCGCGAGAGCTTGAACAGAATGTCGGTCGCTACGATGGCCATGATCTATTCCTTTCCGAGGATGGATGTCACTACATCCTTGATGTCATTCCAGAGGAGCACTGCAGCGCCGCCGGCCACCGCCCACGGAATGCCGGTGCGCACCTTATCACCGAGCGTGCGATGCTCAGGGACCGGCAGCGGATTGCACACGTCCGGAGCGAAGGTGGAGGAGCCGACATCGATGTTCGGGAAGCCCTGCGCAGACGCCGTCACGTACGCGGCCCGTACGGATCCGGGCTGATCAACGCATCCGCCGGTGACATTCAGCCGGATCGGCGCGAGCGATGCCCGTATGAGCGCCAGGATCGAGTCGGGGCGGGCCTCGACGTCGACGTCTACCGTGATCGGCGGCTGCTCCGCGTGGAACGCCTGGCGCCGCACGCCCGCGCTATCCGGAACCGGCGCGGCAGCGATGCGCGCGCGCAACGTGTCGGTTCGGATGACCAGCTCGGCCGTCATGCGGCGCTGGATCCGGAGTGAGTCCGTCAGCTGGATCGCCGCGAGCTCGAGCTGCTGGACGCGGCGGTATGCGACGGCGGAATCGGCCTGCCACAACCGGCGGCTCGAGTCCGCGCGCGCGATGGCGTTCTCACGCTCCAGCTGCGCCTGCTGGATCGTGACTTGATCCGCAACGCGTTGCGCATCCTTGCCTGCCCGGTAAACGAGAAGAAGCGCGATCGCGAGGACCGCTACGGCTCCCCCGATCAGGTATGGGCGAAGCCGCCGCATCACCATGCTGCTCCCTTCTCCGCCAGCCTTTGCCAAGCCAGAAAGAGCAAAATCGCCAATAGCACGGCCATTTCGACGATGAGCATCAGCAGCCTCAAAGTCCGAGCACGGCGCGGGTCTTCGGACCGACGTCGCCGTCGACGGCGAGTCCGTGGCGGCGCTGCACGGCTCGCACGCGCGCATCCGTGTCCGCGTCGAACACGCGCGTGACCGGTACGCCGAGCTTCAGCTGCAGCTCCGCGACGTCGTCGCCCTTGAGTCCGAGCGTGAGGATCCGTGCGCGTTGCGGGGACAGGACCGCGGGTACAGGCGGACCGTCGGCGCCGACCTCTTTCCACACGGCAGCGAGCCCGCCGTCGGCGAGCAGCTGACGCGCGCGATCGCTCGGCGACTTCCGGAGCGTGCCCCACTGGAAATGCGGCAGATCGACTTGATGCCAGTCGCCGCCCCAGTCGAGTCCGTGCTTCTTGAAGATCTTCGCGACGGCATGCCACCAAGCCGCAGGCGGCGACCAGAGCAGTATCCGGTGCACAACGTCGACGGCGAGCCCGAACCCGTGCCAGCTGTACAGGTTGCTCTTCGCGTTCGTGACGGTCTGATAGGGCGGCTTCACGGTGCGGCCGCGCGCGTAGTAGATCGCCTGCAGCTCGGCCGATCGCATCGCCTCGTAGAGCAGGACATCCCCGGGCCCGCCGGGCGCGTTGCACTCCGCGATCGCTGCTTGCACCGCAGCGCGCACCTTTGGCGCGAGGAGATCGAGGTTGCGCGACGGCTGCGGTTCGGCAGCCGCCGGCATCATCCCGGCGCTCATCAGAGCGGCCTATCCTCCACAGGTACCGGCTCCCCGCCCGTGACCGTTACGGGCTGCTTCGTGAAAAAGCGAAGGATGACGTTCACGACTGCGAGGATCGCGATCGCTGTTTCACTCTGGAGCTGTTCGGAGACGAACGGGATGTTCGCGTCCGTGAGCGCCGTAACGCACGCCAGCAGGATCACCACTGCGTTGACGATCACGGTCTTGCTGCTCACGGCCGACTTGGAGAGGACCGTCTTCATGGACTCACCTCGGGTTCAGGGTCGGAAGGATCGAGCTTTCGATCGATGTGAACGGCGACGTCCCGGAATGCCCGGCCGTCGTTCGTGGGGAGGGTCAGCTCCTCTTTCAGCGCCGCGGCGTCGTAGTCGCGTCGGAGGGGCGGCTCGTGGCCGAGTTTCGCCGCGTCCATTCGACGGATCATGAACTCGACGCCGGCGCGCGCGTCCTTCACCACAGCGACATTGCGCAGCGCGCTGGTCCATTGCCCGATGAGGAAGTAGACGAGGGCGATCTTCGTTACTGGCGAGAGATCCCGGCTGAGGTCACCGAAGGCCGGCAGGTACGTCAGGGCCATGTCCATCGACGCAGCTACGAGCACGGCGACAACGATCAGACCCTTCTTCGCGGCACCCCGCATGAAGACCTGGCCATCGTACCACTTCGCTCCCTTCGGCGTGACGATGATTGCCTTCAGGATCCCAGAGATCTGGTCCGCGATGAATGCGACGAGCAGGAGTAGGAACAGGAATACATTCACACCATTGACGACGGTCGCGAGCGCCATGGTCACGACGGCGCCGAGGGTCGCGGGTTCGGCGGTTGCCGTCGATCGTACCTGCTGCAAGAGTCGCTGAGGGCTCATCGCCTGTCCGGTCGCAGCGTAAACGAAAAAGGGCCACTCGCGCGCATTGCACGAGTGACCCACGGAAGAGCCGGCCGCCGCCCGGCGAATGCCCAGGGCGCGGCGTTCTGTTGGAATAATCTACCGCGGGGCGGGCGGTGCCTCAATGCTCTTTATGTCGCAGCCCGTCAGCTGAAGTCGTACCACGCCTCCCAGCTGATCTCCGCGTTGCCCAGGAGCGGCTGCTCCGTGTGCACCTCGATGTTAGTCGCGTCCGTTTCCACCCACCACGGCGAGCCGGGATCATCGCGCCATGTCATCCGCACCCGGGTCGGGGTGCCGCCCAGCCCGTGCGCGAAGGTCCACGCGTCCGTTCCGGTCTGCGTATATTCCGCCTCCCATAGAAATGCCTTGTCGCCGGAGACGGCGGACGCGACGGCCACGTCAAAGCTGTCGCTGTCGACGTTTTGGGCGTACATGACCGCGCCAGGATTGCCGACCGGCGTGATGCGGATCCGCTCCGGTGTCGAGGACAGGCCGTGCGTGATTGTGCGGCTCGCATTTCCATTCAGGATCGCGCTGCTGCCCGATGCCCTTCTCGCAGTGCCCACACTGCCCGCCGCGAGGATCTGGCTCGATCGCGAATACCGGATCACACCGTCCTGGTTGTGCTCGATCACGTACTGCAGGTTGAACCACGCGCCGCCCATCGGCGCGGTCGCATTTCCGGCGAAGTCGTTGCTTGTCACGGTCAGGTACGCCGGTGCGCCGACCACGTAGTAGCCGTGTGTCTGCGTCTTGCCGCTGCTACGCGTGTCGCCGCTGCGGTTGCCGTTCACAATGATCCTGCCCATCGCGCCGCCGTCGTTCAGCAGGATGCCGTACGGCTCTGTCCCGCTAACGCCGTTGTTCAGGACGACGTTGCTTGCGATCACCTGATCATAGCCGTCGTCGGCGCCGATCCCGCAGTACCCGTTCTCCTTCGACGTATTGCCGGCGACCGTGTGCTCCCAGCACTCGGTCAGCGCGTAGCCCCGCTCGCGGCAGCCGAGCGCTACGTTCCCGCTGACCGTGACATTCCGGCTGTGATAGCCGTAGAAGCCGTGTCCAGGCACGCCCGTCGTATCGTCGGCCGTGATGCCCGCATAGCGCACGACGTTGCCCGTGATCGCGAGCTCGCTGTTCTCCGCGACCGCAACGGCGGGCGCCCCAGACTCCTCCCAGCGGATCCCGCAGGAAACGACGTTCTCAACGATATTGCCGGTGATCGCGCCGCTGGCCAGGCCCCACACCACGATGCCGTTCGGCGCGGTCGCGAGGCCGCCGCCCACATCGATCCGGCGGTTCCCATTGCGCACGCGATTCCCATTGATCACGACGTTGAAGCACAGCGAGCTCGAGTCCTGTGATCCCGCCTGAATCGCGATTGAGTCGTCGGTACAGTCCTCGATCCAGTTGCCGTCGATCAGGATGTTGCGCATGAAGCCGAACAGGCTGATCCCGCCGAACGTCCAGTCGCCGCCCTTGATCCGGCAGTCGCGCACGACGAGCCCTTCCGTCACGGCCGTGGAAGGTGAGTCGCACCAGATGGCCATGGTGAGGATGTCCGCGAAGTGCACCTGCTCCACGACGCAGCCGATCGTGCGATTGACGGAGAGGCACTGGTCCGATCCTGACCATGTACCGGCCGCCGTGCCGTTCTGGTCGAGCTTGAAACGCCGGAGCAGCGCGCCTTCGACGCCCGACGCAGCCGGGCCCATCATGATGCGGTTCCCGACGGTGAGGCCCGAAGCCATCTTGATCACGCTCCGGCTGCCGACGCCCTCGATCGTCACGTTCGAGCCATACAGCAGCTCGTCCGAAATCATATACGTCCCGGGTGGCAGGAACAGCGTGCCGCCGCCGAGCACGTCCAGCGCATCGAGTGCGGCCTGTGTCGCGGCCGTGCAGTCGGTCGCGCCGTCACCCTTCGCACCCCACCACTGCGGCAGGACGTAGGGTACGGCCCCGTGCGTGAAGGCCACGACGCCGCCGAGCGAGAGGTCGATCCACTGTACGGGCCCTGGCAGCCCATCAAACGAAGAGACCGTTACCGTAGCGCCGGCCGCGGGCTTCAGTTTCCCGGTGCTCGGCCGGAACGGGTTCGCGAGCGCCAGATCCGAGTTCACGCGATAGGAGCGTCCTGCGCGCAGCTGAGCGCCGCCAGCGGTGTCAGCGCTGGATATAGCCGTCCGGTCGTTCGCAACGCCATCGCCCTCTGCGGCGTAACTCGGATGATGCACATTGTGCAGCCCGGACCCACCGTCATCGACTACGACGTATGGCAGCTCTTCGGTGAACATTCAGTACACCAGGATCTTTCCGCCCGTACGGGTTGTGCGCACCGGCATGCCATAGGTTGCATGTTCCTGCAGGACTGTGAAGCCGGCTGCGTTTCGGACCATGGGCTGTCCGGCAGGATCGAGAATCAGCCGGCCGTCTACGACGCTCCATGCCAGTCGGGAGACGTCCGCAGCGCCTTCAGCGGTCGTGTATACCGCCGCCTCGCCGCCGCCCTCCTTCTCGCCCGTGTGACGTACCACGCTACCCCGCCGGATTTTCATATGTTGACGTTCCTGTACCAGCTGGTCTTCACAGTCAGGTGGCCCAACTCATTCCCACTGCCATCCTCAATCTCTATATCCACCTCGATCTGCACTTCGGGCGGCAGGGGGATTTCCTTCGCCATTGCCGGGTACCCGGTGTCGAATGTGAAGGATGTCACGGCTGTGGGTGGGGCAGTGAGCGCCGGCGAAAGCGACGACGTGATCTCCTCAAACGCCCCGAACCGGCTGTCGCCGAAGGCATATCTGGCATATGCGCGCGCGATCGAAAGCGCGGGCGCCGAACTCGCCTTGAGCTTCAATGTCGCGACGCTGGAGCCGGGCGCTGGCGCCAGGACAACCGACTCGTCCTCATCCCAGACCGGCGTACCAGGGTTGCCGTTCACCAGCTGGAAGTCCTCGGTCGTTTCGTACGTGTCGGCGTCGAGGTTCGCGATCGCATCGCTGCGCGCGGTGCGGCGGAGCAGCCATGCCGTGTCTTCCGGCACCGGGACCTTGAATCGAACCGACTGCCCGTCACGCTCGCTTTCCCATGTCCCGCCACCATCGATCCGTTCAACCTTCTGCGATCGACAGACCTCATCCGCAATCGAGAGCAGGATTACTAGATCGGTGTCGATGATTTCAGAGAGCGGCGGGCCGATGAACTTCGGGTACCGGCCGATCCCGGGAATCTCGATGCGAAGCACGTCGCCCGCTCGACCGCTCGCGCTGTACGCTACGATCTGGACGTAACGGATCTCGCGGCCGGCCGGGACCGCGGTGACGTACTGGCGCTGTTCGGGACCGGTCATAACGGCCGCGTCCCACGCCTTCATGGCACCAACGTACATATCGCCGATGGCACCGACCGGCGCCGGCCGCACGCGGAACTCATTCACATTTGCCGCGAGCAGTGTGGTGGCCCCAAGCGCTGTAACTCGCACCGCGCCGTCGCCGATGTCATCGATCGAGAGCACAGCAGCGCCCGGAAGGCCTGACGTCGCCACGGTGGGTAGCGCACCGCTGCCAAGGAAGGCGATGGTCAGCGAGAGACGGTTAACACCTGCGGTGACATCGAATAGTTGGACATTGCCACCATTCGGGATGTCGGCCTCCGCAACGACGAACTGCACGACTTTCTGACCGTCCGTGGTGAACGGCACAACCTTCCGGAAGAACTCATTCTGTGCGAGGGAGTCATCTGCCACCTGGTCGAGCAGGACGCCGCCCTTCGTGACGGCGCCGGCGACGCGTGTTGGCGTTTGCGTCATCGTGAACGTCGAGAAGTCGGCCGCATCGAGCATCGCAGGGGCGATTGGATCTCTGGTCAGGATCTCGGTCGGTGCGGCTGGCACATCGGGATCTGGCCATTCGTCCTCGGTGATCTCGTGGTCCAGGAGCATGTCCCAGATCCAGATCTCGTCCACGCTCTCGCCCCACTCCCACCCCTCGCCGCGCTCCGATATCGTGTCCACTACTGTGCGAACATTCAGCAGCTGGGCCCGGCTGTTTGTCCCGACCGTTACCGATCCCGCATCCACCCAGTCGCTCGGCACACCCAGCGTGTTCACAGCTCGGATCTCGACATCGTACTCGACGCCGCTGGTAACCCCGTTGATATACGCCGCCGTCGCATCCTTCCGCGCTCCGGGCGCCGGCGTCCATGCTGCGAGCGGCGTGGCGGTCGGCCGATACCGGATTTCATAGTAGTCGAGGAACGGCTCGTCGGCTGCGGTCCACGCCACCAGGATGCGCGGCACGTACTGACCGTCCTGCGTCGGCAGCGCCGTCGTCTCATCGCTGGTCAGTATGACATCTGTCGGCGGAGCGCACGTGAACGGATCCGGCAGGTCGGTGCCGGGCGGAACGTCCTCTGTGTCCTGTTCGTCGAGCTCGTACGCGGAGGCGTCATACTCACGCAGGATCGGCCGCACTGTGGCATTTGGCCGAATGCTCATGCCGTGCACGCGGAACGGCTTTGCGGTGAAGCCCGGGGTCGAGTGAGTGACGTTCACCACCTCACCGGCTTGGAGCTTCAATCCCTCTTCGTGAACCGTGCACGACACGGTCAGGTCCAGCCGAGCCTCCCGCAGCGCCACCATGGCGATCTGCTTCGCCATGTATGCGTTCTGCGTGAATGGAAGATCGATACGCACGTTCTGCGGGATACCGTTGTCTGCCTCGAGGAAGCCGTTCGTGGCGCCAGCCTCCGGCCACGTCACCTCACGGACCTGGTCCTGCATCGCCGGATCCACGAATGCCACCGTCACGGAGTTCGGAACGCTCGAGCCGCTCCGCACGAGCTCCCATTCACCCGTGATGTTGTGCTCCGTGAGCTCGAATGCCGACGGTGTCTCCACCTGCCGAACGATCAGCCGGAGCTTGCCGCTCTGAAAGACGATCTCTCCGCGGCATGCCGTGAGAAGCGCCGCCAGGTTCTGTGACCTGCTCTGCGACGTGTCGAGGATCCCATTCGCCGTGAAGCGGGGGCCGTTGTACGCAGTCGTGTCCACCGTCTCATCGCAATAGTTGGCCGCGTCCTCGATCGACTCGTCATCGAGCTCGCTCGCGTCCAGCCCGCAGCCGTAGTTCGGGTTAACGAGATAGTCACGGATGCAGAGAGCCGGATTCGTTGAATATGCGGTGGTGCTGTCACGTGGGTCGTATAACGTTCGACCCTGCACTTTCAGCGTGACGTTGGGAAACCCTGCTGGGAATAGCTCCTCCTCGTATTTGAGCCAGAGGAGAATGTATCCGACGCCGGCGCCTTTCGAAGTCGATGGCCATGCGGTCGGAAACTGTCCCGTCAGCTCCGCATTGACGGCCTGAGCGTGACTCCCCAAATGAATCGCGTACTTCACATGCTCGTCGAACTTCCCGACGATGTTCGTGTTTACTTGCGCACCTGTGGTGTCCGGATTGTTGGCCAGAACGTTGTCGTCGAAGTAGATCGCTGAGACGTCCGCTACCGGTCCGAGCGCAAACGCGCCGACCAGGTAGATGATGTCCTTATCCGAGGGGTGCTTCCGAACCTCTACCCATGTAACGGCCGTCCGCGCCTCACCGTAGATCACCGGCAAAGGGGACATCGGCGAGATCGTGCTCTGAAGGCGGTTGTGATGCGTGGCCGCCAGTGCACCGGTAATCCCGCCGACGATAAGGGACGCTGCAGCGCCCTTCACGTATAGGGCGAGTGTAGGGGAAAGCGCGCCACCTGACAGGATCGTCCCGGCGATCAGGATCGCTCCAAGACCGATCTGGATCGCGTTCCGCTTACCCATGAGGCACCCGCAGCAGGACACCGCCCGTACGCATTCGCTTCGGGGCGCGCACGACTCCATCCTCGAGGGTCGCCCAGATCACGTCCCGGCCAATGACGACGCCAGCTGCGGGGAAGCCGTCACCGTCCTCGTCGATCCAGATGTCCCCGCTCTGGGCGAACGCCGGCGCGATGTCCGTTGCCCCGAGCAGTCGGAGGATGAATTCGACTCCGCCAGTCTCCGCGTGAACGCGCGCGGCGCCGCGCTGTGTCGTGTAGGGTTCCACGTCGGCTGCGATGTCCTCACCGTACATGACGCAGAATGCCTCCCGCACGAGCGTTCCGCAGTCCGTTGCGCCCCACTCGTACGGTCGACCGCGCACTGACTCCGCCCATTCGTGCAGACGAATGTCCCAGTTCCGGACGCGCTTCATCGGCGGTTTCGGAAGTTGCGGAGGCGGTCAAACAAGCTCGGACTCGTCGGTCCGATCTGCACGGGACCCCAGCGAATAGATCGGCCGGCGAGGTTCGGGGCATGCTGAAAGAACGTGTCTCCGGTCGGGAGCCCTGCGCGCTTCAGCATGTCATTGTGGCTGACGGGATTCGTGTGCACGGGAGTCGCGTAGCGAAGCACGGCGAGTCGCGATTCGACGCGGGTCTTCACTTCGACGCCGCCACCCTCGCGCGCTCTACGTTCGCGAATTGAATAGTCCGCGAGCTGATGGCCCCGGAAGATCATCTCGGGAGTGTCGATCACGTCGCCGTCATCCAGGTGGGCGAGCCAGATCCGGATTGGCCGACCGCGGACGTTGTTCGTAAGCAGCAGGCCGATGATGGACTGATCCACTCCCGAGAGCGCGAGATCGACGCCCTGGCCATCGGTGTCCGGAGTCTCGTCGATCGCTCCGAATACGAGGTGACCTCCCACCCCCTGCCATGTCAGGCTGTTCCAATCGATATCAACGGGAGCGGTCGAGAGGTAAGTCTCTCCACCGGACGAGCTGATCTGCAGGAAATACAGAATCGTGCCGCGCTGCGCAGCGACAGCGGTCTGCATACCCGCGGAAAGAGCCCTCATGTCAGATGAGCTCCTTCCAAGTCACGCGGATCCCGTCGACGAGCCGGCCCGGTATAGCCGGCGGCAGCACGAGCGACGTGATGTACGCGTTGAGCGTCGTTTCCAGATCCAGCGCTGCACCGTCGCCCGGGCTCATGCCGGCGGGAATGGGTGGTGACAGCTTCAGCGCGAGGTTGCCGGATGCATCGCTCGCAGCGGTCTCCATCACACGGAAGAGAGGAGATACGTTGGCAATCTTGAAGACGTCGCCCTTCACGACGGAGTTCGCTACGCTGGGCGTCCACCCGTCGGTCATCAGGGTGGAACCAGTTTGACCTGCACCGTTCACCACCGGCGTGCCTCCGCCGACGCCATGACGTGGCCGGCCGGACCCTGGCGACATCAGGTGCCGGATCGTGAACGCTGTCATCTGGTTGTACGCGTCCTCAAGCGTGGCCATCAGGGCGTCGACGTCCGGCGTGCCCACTCTCAGGTTGGAATAGATCTCATCCCACTCGCGGCCCATCGCTACAACGGCCCGAAGTTGATCCTTGCCTGTCACCCCGGGTGAGACCAGCCCAGTCGACACGCGGAAGGGCGACACCTGCGCCGGCTTGATGGTGCGGGGGAAGTCAGCCATCGCGAAGCGCGGCCCTGACCGCGGCGGAGCTGTGTGCGGCGCTGATCATCGCCTCAGCGACTGCGCCTTGGTTTGCCAAGATGAGGTCATAGGCAGTAAGCGCGTCGAGAGACTGCACACTGATCGGAATTGTCTGGTGGACGTGAACGGTCGTCCCGCTCGAAGCGCGGACACCGGATAGCGCTGATGACGGGGCGCCCATAAGGGCCAGCCCACCGCCGCCGTCGACACGCACGCCTCCGGGGATAAATCCACCCCCGCCGGCATTCGGCGCGAGCATACCGATTCCTGTCTTCAGGATATCGCCCAGCGCGGCCGCAAGCGGATCCACGAAGGCTTTTTGCGCCGCGAGCCGAACGATATCCCTGATCATTGAGTTGACCATCCGCGTGAACGACCGCGCGAGTGTTTCGGTGCCCGAGATCCAGTCAGTAAAAGCATCGCCCGATGCGCCGGCCATGCTGTCTGCGACGGACTGGATCTCCTGCTCCTTCGCCTTCATCAACCGATCCCGCGCATCGAGCTCCTCTGCGAGTGCCTTCGCTCGAGCCTCGGCCAGGTCTTTGAGGCGGTCCTTCTCTCGCTCCTGACTTTCAGCGAGTTCTCGGTTGACCGCTCGCTTCGTCACCAGCGCTCGGACTTCAGCGGCCGAGAGTCCTTCCGTTGCCAGCTGCAGCGCG